TCATGTTGTACGTTTTGCAGAAAGCGGGCGGGACAAGGCTTTAGGAAATACCTTTAAATTAAATTCATCTGATTTCCAGCCCTTTTCTTTGTAATACACTATTTTCTCTATGATGTCTTTAAGAAGGATATTTTTTTCTTTTGGCTCTTGCAGACCAGGGTATACATCTAAAACATTCTGTATTTCCTGGAATTGCCCGGCAACATTTTGTTGCTGTTGGAGTTTTTCCATTTCATCGTCGCACGCATTTATGGCAGTTTGGACTTCCGTTGTTCTCAGTGAGATATAGTTTGAGCGTTCCGCAAAAGTCGCGGAGTCATATACTCCTTGTTCCAATAAATCAAACGTCCGCAGCCTCTGTGTCTCAAGCGTCTTAAGCTCCTTCTCCAACAATGACTTATTGTTTTCGAGTGGCCTAAGGTCTGTTTTTTCTCTAACTGCCTCCTCTAGCGCGGATGTTTTGATACCAGACATATATTCCTGTAGTATTGCAATAACCGCATTTTCAACAGACTCGAATTTATTACTTTTTACACCACATTTGCTCTCGCACACTAAATGTGGGGCACTGTCCCCGTACGGCCTACGTTTCATTTTGCTACCGCATACCCCACATATTACAAGTCCAGCCAGAGGATTAACTATACCGTTTACAAGCTGGTAAGGAACATGGTACCGACTTGCCAGAATATCTTGGGCCTTATCGTATAATTCCTGTTCAACTATAGGCACGTGCTTCCCGTCAGACACGATCCAATCGCTCTTATTGCGAGTATAAGTATCCTTCTTTTTGTCAGGGGATTTTGATTTGCGAATGCATTTTTTCTTCCAGACTACTTTTCCTATATATACTGGATTTTTGAGAAAATTTGAAATAGTTGTCCTTTCCCATTTGCCCCCGGTATAAGACTTTATACCAAGCAAGTTAAGCTCTGATGCAATTTTACTACAGCCCATATGCTTATTGACATACCAGTCAAAAAGCATCCTGATAACCTCCGATTGCTCAGGGTTAGGAACTAAAGTTCTGGTGTTTTTATTTATCTTGGTTACATCATACCCGTATGGAGGCCTGGTTGCAATGTAATTACCCTCTTCAACAGAGCGAATTCTGCCCCCTTGCATACGTCGGTTAATCATTTTATATTCCTTGCGGCTCATGAATGCTTCAAATTCGCTGTACTCCTCGTCAAATTCATCGTTGAGGTCGTATGTTTTTTTGGGGGTTATTATCTTTACCCCGGCCCTTTTAAAGGTCTTGAGTATAATACCCTGCTCTTCCATATCGCCACGGCCTAGCCGCTGTATGTCCATAACAAGTACGGCCTCACACTGTTTTTGTTCGACATCCTTAAGAAGTTCCAACATTGCGGGGCGAAAAAATAATTCCTCTCCCGACACTAATTCCTCATGTATGTTTGCAACAAAGTAGCCGCGCTCTTTTACGATTTTTAATAAAGCCCTCCTGTGCCTTGCAAGCGTTTCACCTTCGCCGAGCTTTTTTTCCAATTCCTCGTCTGCACGGGATTTCCTCAAATAAATATCAATTTTCACTCACTCACTCACCTTATGTCGAATATAGTCGATTTATCTTGACAAAAGCAAATTTAAGTAATATTATAATAATATCTACGTTACATTTTTAAGGGGCGATTTCCTCCATTGGGTTGCCCCCTCTTTCTATCATCTGCTGGTTAATTACGTCCTTTACCGGATATTGACTTAGGCAGTTTTGGCTGATAAAAAGCCCACCAGCTTGCCGAAGATGCTACTACAGTTGCAATTAAAATTAGGAAGCTAGAACAAATAATTAGTGCATTAAGACGGTAGGCCATTTTACCTTTAACTTTGAACCCAAGCTCCTTTTTAAGTTTCACACAATCACCCCCAGTAAAAGTATACACCACACGCTCTGCCAAATCTATGTAAAGTCGGCTTTTTGAATAATTTTTTTTATATCATCTACTAGGCCGTCTGAAGCCCCTTCTGCTATAGCTTTGGACAATAGTGATTCGGCGTGGTTTTTTATGTCATCAGAAAAATGCGACAAGTATATTATGTTGTTGCAATATATGCGACGAGATATCTCATAAAGAAGTAATGCTGTAAGAAAAGGGATAGTAAAAAGTGCAATACATACTAAAAGTGCGTACACGGGAGGCGTACCCGCGAGTATTTTGTCGAACATAATAAACTTGCCAGCAATGATTACAAATATGGTATTAAAAGACAATATTGACACGGTAAGAACCTTGTTCTTTGTGCAACTCCATATTACATCAAAAACATCTACAGTTATAACGCCTTGCGTGGTCTTTATTTCATGGCCTCTCCATTTTACATATGCCATATATGCAAAAAAGTATTGCACTATTCTTTCAGGGATTGTCGCGAGCGCGGCCATCAATATGTTTGAATTTATGCTTGCTAGAGTTAGCCTTGATGAATATATTATAATATTTACGCATAGCAGTTCTGAGGATGCGAATAATACAGTCCCAAATAAAACTGACATAACCCCGTTTTTCCATGAAACTTTAGCCATCAAAGATATGATGACGGTATTAATTATAACACCCAGTATGATTATTATGCTACTGTCCATGCTGGGGAAAAGCCTTAATGTGTTCGAAATCAAGCTTGGTACTAATATAGCCCATAAAAATAACCCTCCCTTATTGTTGAAAAGATTATATGCTTTTAAAAATCTCACAAACATAAGCACCAAAAATATCTGCTCTGGCACAGAAATTATTGATATCCTTAAAATATAGTCTATCACATTCATTTTTTAAAACCTCCATTGTTATTAAAATCCAATCCTTGCAGGTCTATCGAAAACTTAACTCTTTTCAATAAATGCGTGGGGATTTCTTTAAATAAATTATAAGCAAACACTATGTAGGGCTTGCTTTCGGGCCGAGTCACCCAATCAATTATCTCGTTATCTATACTAGTGTCTATGCTAGTGTCTATATCATCTACGTTACCCATGCATTCTTTGCTGCTCACTGAGCTGCGGGAGAAAAATTCCCCCATGTCTATGCCAAAAGCGTTTACGATTTTTTGCATCGAATCCAAACTCGGAGTTTTTTTACCAGACTCAATATCAGATATTGCAGCCGCCGAAAGCTTTGCTCTTCTTGCTAATTCTGCTGGTTTCCAGCCTTTTTGTTCCCTTAATTGTATTATAAGTTTTCTTGCTTCTTCCAGAATATTTCACCTCCGTTCAGTGTTAACTACTGCTTATATTAATAATAGCAGATAACAAGAAAAAGTCAACGGATTTTTCACATAATGGAAAATAAAACACAAAAAACACCTTCGCCGGAGTTGAGAAAAAAGAAGTCATATAGTAGTATGTAAGCAGAGGCTTACACAGTTAATCAATACCAAAGAGGGGGGAGTCCGTAAAATGCAAGGAGGAGGCAAATATACTAGCACAGAAACATTTAAGAGGTTTGCGAATAGAAATGTTAGCGACTGCGACACATTTCGAGACAAATTGATGTGCGCCCGTGTTAACTACAGTAAAGGCAAAGGAGCAAAAAAAGGGCTAAGTCTTCGCGCGGCAGCAAAAAAAATAGGAGTTACGTCCGTATATTTAAGACAGATTGAAATGGGGGAGAGAAAGGTTCCTAACGCTGTAATTATACATAATATAGAAGCCCTGTATGGGTTTGAACAGGGATATCTTGCAAAACTGTTGTCAAGCGAACAAAAGGTAGACAACAAAGGGGCATAGGAATTAGTAAACAAGCTTTTGCAATATTAATATATTGTAATAGTTATGGCGAGGTGGTTGTATGACGTCTATTAAAAAACACATAGGGAAAATCGAGGTTGAGATTATCCCCCCTGACATCACTGAAGAGGAGAACGAGGAAAGACTACGCAAAATTGAATCTACTTTAGGAATTCTCACTAAAAGAAAAATCGCTCTAAGCTACAAGTAAAAATTTTAATCAGCAAAAAGACAAGCCCCGCACCACTATCGGCAAGGACACATGAAGATAGTACAGGGGGGTGAAGCGGGACTCAGGTCTGCACAAATTAATCATAACCCAAAACTAAAAAACGAAAGGAAGATGTAAGCATGAAATCTACTGGTATTGTAAGAAAAGTTGACGAGGTGGGCAGGGTGGTACTGCCCATAGAACTCAGGAGGGTACTCGACATTGCAGAGAAAGACGCGCTGGCAATCTACGTTGACGGTCCCGCGATTATTCTCAAGAAATATGAGCCTGCATGTATATTCTGCGGGGAAGCAAAGGAGGTAATAGATTTTAAGGGCAAAAACGTATGCCCCGGATGCATGAAAGAATTGAAACGGTAAGCAAAAGCAAGAAAGGAGGCCCCCAATGGCCAAAGGCGTGGCAAGACCATTCAAGTATTGCAAATGCGGAACGCTCTGCGCGACTGGTTACTGCTCCGAATGCAGGGCCAGAGACGCAACGGTAAAAACAATAGCAGCCCGTGAGCGCATGGACAGAGCTGCTGTAGGTAGCGGCTCCTCCAAGAAGTCAAACAAAAAATCCAAAATAAAAAAGGAGAGATAAATTTATGTTCACAGAGAAACATTTAAGCCAAATCAAAGACTCGCTCAAAACCGCAAACGACAAGCTGTGTGCGGAGGCTCTATTCATGAACGATGCCCACCGGGAATTCTACATAATGAATATCCAGAAAACCAACAGCTTTAGCGATCCATACCGCAAAGCCCTGTTTTACGCCCTCGGGCTCACAGCCGAAACCCGGAACAACATTAATAGTCTTTATGATTTTGCAGATAACGCCATTGACTTCGACGGACTTAATAGGCCGTGGCAAACCGGCACAAGCGCAAAGGTTACGAAATTAGCCTTTAACCTCTACAACGGATTTTGTGGAGACTTAGGGGGTGAGCCTATCGACTACCCGAGCGACTATACCCCATACAACCTGTTTGGCAACGAGTTAATGAACTGGATGTTCGAGGCCGTCAAGCTCCTGTACCCGTGCTACAACAACAGAGGCCCGCTTTATAGTGCGTCTTATTAAGGAGGCAGCATGTACAAGAAAAAGAAGCCCCCAAAAATGAGCTGCCCCATATGCGGCTCCACCCCGGACATTAACACTGAATGGGTCCACTGCCCCCAACACTCCGCGCCGGTATGTATGCACCATTGCTACTGGGGCAACTGCGAGTTTTACAACATGGCCGCATCCAAAGAGTTCAGCCTGACGCGCTGTACATACAGGAAGGACATGGAAAACTCTCAAGAAAAAACCGCAGCAGCAGCCCTTCCGGAAGCAAGAAAGGAGGTCCCGGCCAAGAAAATGGCATAAAAAAGCACATTACTAACAACCGACTCAAGGAAACAGTAATGCGCTCCTAACAACAAGGCTTTGTCTCTGCCTATAGCAATATTTTAACATACGGCAGAGGCAAAGTCAAAAAAATACCTATTTTTAAGGGGGCTTGAGGACTTGTAATAGGTATTATCTTATCAACCATACCCTCCAAATAAAATAGGCAAACAATTGTTCTTAGACAATTTAATAGAGAAGGATAAAGAATCCGAAGGGGACAATGCCCAATGCCGTATCGAGAAAAAAGAATCTATAGCGGACAAATGTTAGAAGTTGAAATATACCCAATATCCCCTAAGCAAAAAAAACAGCCTCGGGGGAAAAAAGAAAAAGCTTCTACCCTGAAGCAAAAAAACCTGAACGATAAGAACGCAAAAAAACATCTTATCAGGTTAATCAATACAAATTTTACGGATAAGGATCTGGCGGTGCATCTTACATATACAAGTGAGGAACTCCCCAGGTCCGAGGAAGAGGCAAGAAAAGACATAGCCAATTATATCCGGAGGGTAAAGCACTACCGCAAGAAAAACAATCTTCCTTCCCTGAAATACATAGCAGTATTTGAGTACAAGGAAAAAGCTTCAGGGGGAAGAGAAGGCAAGGAGCCCCCGGTCAGGATGCACCACCATGTAATAATGTCAAGCATGGACCGGGATGCAGCAGAGCAGCTTTGGGGGAAGGGCCGGGCGAATGCGGATAGGCTAAAGGCAGACGAATATGGATATGAAGGATTAGCCCGGTACATAACAAAAGATCCCCAAGGCTCAAAGAGGTGGGTACAGTCCAAAAACCTTGACCAGCCTACTGTTAAAATAAACAACCATAAATACAGCAAGCGCAAGGTTGAGGTATTGGCAAGGACTCCCGATGACAGGCAGCTCTTCGAAAGACTGTACCCTGGCTACATCCTCAATGACTGCATATCCCAAGTCAACGACATAACGGCAGGCACGCATCTATACATCAGGATGCGGAAATTACAGATTTAAAACTGATAGCCGCAACAAGCGAAGGAGGAAGCATGAAAATAGGGTTAATAGATGTTGACGGGCATAACTTCCCGAACCTACCAATTATGAAATTATCAGCTTGGCATAAAAGCCGGGGGGATACCGTTGAATGGTGGATGGCTCTCAACAAATATGACATTGTCTACAAAAGCAAGGTATTCGACTTCGCTCCTGATATAAATACGGTAATACAAGCAGATCAAATTATTGAAGGTGGTACCGGATATAACCTGAAAGGCAAGCTCCCGGAAGAGGTAGAGCATATTATGCCAGACTACTCCCTATACCCTATGTACAAAGAAGCATATGGATTTCTTACGCGCGGCTGTCCAAGAAACTGCGGCTTCTGCATTGTGTCTGAAAAAGAAGGATTATGCTCGAAGCAAGTAGCAGACCTTTCCGAGTTTTGGACGGGGCAAAAAACAATTAAGCTCCTCGATCCTAACCTCCTAGCCTGCACCGAGCATGAAAAACTATTGAAGCAGCTCATAAATAGCAGGGCAAAGATTGACTTTACACAGGGGCTGGACGCAAGGCTGCTAAATCCGGATAACGCAAAGCTGATAAGCGAAATAAAAATAAACATGCTCCACTTTGCATGGGACAGCGTGGAGGACAATATAACCCCGTATATGCTTTGGCATTTCAAGAAGCTTTCCGGGCTAAACGAGAGGAAACTCGGGGTTTACGTCCTTACCAACTACAACAGCACACTCGAAGAGGACTTATACAGGATATACCGGTTAAGGGAGCTGGGGTACGACCCATACGTAATGGTTTACAACAAGACTGAGGCACCTAAGCAAATTAGGCACCTGCAGCGGTGGGTCAACAATAAATGGGTTTGGAGAACCTGCGAACGATTCGAGGACTTCAATACAAAACTGGCATAGAGGGGAGGTCACTCATGATAAACGAAAAACAGCTAAAACAATCTTGGCGAGGCAAAGTCAACAATGCCCAAGGACTTTTATTTGAAAACAGCATAAAGGCAGCCTGCCAGACTTACCGGAACCGGGGCATTGCAGAAATAGACAAAACACCCGAGCCCTTCAGGGTAACAAAGAAACACCCAAACGGAGAATTTACAGGCCGGTTCACCGCCCCGGCACAGCCTGACTTCCAAGGGACACTTTCCGAGGGCCGGTCTATTGTATTTGAAGCCAAATACACCACAACGGACCGAATGAAAAGGGATGTACTGACAACCGAGCAAATGGACGTGCTGGAATACCACCGTAAGCTTGGAGCCCTTACTGCGGTCTGTGCAGGTATTCAAGACAGACACTATTTCATTCCCTGGACCAGATGGCGGGACATGAAGCTTCATTATGGCAGGCAATACGTAACGCAGGCGGATGTGGAAAAGTACCGGGTGAGATTTACAGGAGCAGTAATGTTTCTGGACTATATACACCCGCAATCCAACTAACGAAAGGAGAATATGCATGCGTAAAAAAAGATGGAGAGCATTTGAGCTAGATGACATGTGTACGGTGGCAGCGAGAAGCTGGCAGGAAGCGGCAGAGTGGTTCATGAAGGAATGCGGTCTGGAGCGGGATGATATCAACTACCCGCCACCCGAGGTAGACATGAAAAGGCAGTACATGTCGTACACAATAAGACTCATACCGACAAAAAGACGGAGAAGGGCCACAGCCTATACTCTGGTCCCTTATGAAGGCTACCCTTGTGTAGATATACCACTAAAGAGGGCCTTGAGGTACGAACTCCGGAAAAACAAACCCCAAAAACCATTTATTCTAGCGGTATACCCATAAAACCAAACCCCAAAAAAAATAAACGAAAGCGAGGCAAATAAAATGCGAACAACATCTATTATAAACCTTAAGGGAGGGGTAGCAAAAACAATCACAGCAGCAAACATGGCACACATACTTGCAACGGTACATAACAAAAAAGTCCTGCTTATAGACAACGATAAGCAGGGCAACTCCTCCAAGCTTTACAACCTGCACAGCTATGACAGACAGGGAGTAGCGGATATCCTGACTACCCGCAACCCCTGCATGGAAGAAATTATTATACCTACCCAATACGAAAACCTAAACCTCATCCCCTGTAACATGACCCTGCTTAAAGCAAACCTTCAGGTAATGCTTGACACGACACGTCCCCAGCAAACACGCTTTAAGACAGCTCTCCGCTCCATAGCGAGCAATTATGACTATTGCATTATAGACAATGCGCCCGACATCAACATCAGCACCATAAATGCCTTGGTAGCCTCCGACGACATAATAATCCCTATTAAAATAGACAAGTTCGCATTTGACGGGCTTGCAGAGCTTAAGGAGCAGATTGATAACACCAAGGAGGACTTAAACCCGGAGCTTAACCTTAAGGGCTGCTTGATTACCTCCTACCAAAACAACGATGTAAATCGGCAGGGGGAGGAGTGGCTTAAGAATCAAAAGGAATACCCCGTCTTTAACACCCATATACGTCGCACCGAGAAGGTGGATGAAAGCACCTTTGCGGCAATGCCTATATTGGAGTACTCAAAGCGGAGCGGCGCGGCCCTCGACTACATTAAGCTTGTCGAAGAATACCTAGGCAAATAAAGTTGTCCGAAAAGTTGTCCAATTCGGACACATTCGGACACAACAAAAAAGGGGGAAAGTATATGGGGAAATTTAACCTTAATCAATTATTAAGCAATGCTTCATTGAACGACAATATGGCACAAGCAGGTCAGACAGGCCGGGAGCCAAAGAAAGCAAATAAAAGTAAGCAGCCGGGAAGCGGGATTATTCCAATAAGCGTTTATGACCTTATACCTTCAGAAGATAACTTTTACTCAATGCGCCAGATAGACGAACTTAAAACGGCGATTGAGCTTGCCGGAGGAGTAAAGCAAAATCTCAACGTTACCCCGCTCCCGAACGGTAAATACAAAGTGCTTGCAGGACACCGCCGCCGCCTTGCCTCCCTCGCCCTTGTAGAAGAGGGGAAGCGGGAATATGAATTTATCCCCTGCAGCATTGAGTCATCGGAAGAGGACGCGGCACTGCAGAAAATTAGGGAAGAGCTTTTGATTATACTAACCAATTCGCAAAGAGAAAAAACGGACTGGGATAAGGTAGAGGAAGTAAGGCGATTAAGAAGTGTGCTGGAGCGGTATAAGGAAAAAGCAAAGCTTCCGGGCCGCGTCCGTGAAATTATAGCAGACACATTAAACACATCGTCTACTCAGGTCGGGAGAATGGACGCAATATCAAGCAATCTTTCCCCTGAGTTTAAAGAAGAGCTGAAGCAAAGCAATGTCAACATCTCCACCGCTTACGAACTCTCCGGCCTCCCAGAGGAAAAGCAGCAGCAGGCCTACCAAGAATACAAAGATAAAGGAAGCCTATCTATCCAAGCCGTCAAAGACATAAAGGCTCAGAAAGAAGGGAAGGAGAAGCAGCCCCGGCAGCAGCCCCAAGCCCAAGACCAACCACAGCCGCAGCAACCAACACCAAAAGAGCAGGCTCCGAAGCGGGAAGAGCAGCACCCGGAAGCGGTCCCTATACCTCAAAACCCAAAGCCGCTAAAAATATATGTCTGCTCCCCATACGGCGGGAAGGAAGAAAACTACCTTAAGGCAGTCGAATACTGCAAGCATGTAGCAGCACAAGGACATATACCCTTTGCAAGCCATGTCATGCTGCACGGCATATTAAATGACAATGGGGAGCGGGATAAAGGCATTACCGCAGGGTTTGAAATGGTTAAATTATCAGATGAAATATGGACCTTTGGGGAAACAATCACTCCCGGCATGGCGGCAGAAATTGACCTCGCGCAAAGGCTGGGAAAGCTGGTATATAAAAAATTTATTGAGGAGGATTAGACAATGGAAAGACTGGCTACTTTAGAAGGCACGGTTATTTTACCCTTAAGAGAATATGAGGCTTTAAAGCAGGAAGCTGAGAAATTGGAAGAGCTGCGAAGAGATATCTCCAAATGCTCAGAAGTTGAAGTTACTGGGACGGAGGATTCACTGGAAGGAACAACGACAGAAATAACAGTCGATAAAGCAAAAATACTTGCAATAGCCGCGGATTATTCCCTGTGGGGCCATTCTGACCTTGACTGGTTAGACACTGCAGATGCTGTGGTTACACTAAAAGAACCAGAAGAACCCAACAGAATAACGGAACTACTAAAGAACATAGCAGACCTGCAGGAAGCGGGAATGCTTAAAACTCTCGAAATGCTTGCTGTCGAAAACCCGAATTTAGACAGCATATCCGAGCTTAATGAAATCATAGCGGAGGAAATGTCTTATTGGGATGATGAGGGAGGGGGCTTATGATTGACTGCATAACCAGAAAAGATATGAAATTTGGCGGCTATTTCATACCTGCAAGGAGCAAAGGCGTGATAATAAATAAGCCGCAATACGATAAAGTTGTCCCCGGCCTGAACCTTTTAATATCGATCTCCCTGTACAACATGCGCACCGAGGAGGAGCGCAAAGAGGGAGTACCTCTGTCCCATGTAGAGAGGCGGAACGAACTTGAGAGCATGGACGGAAGCAGCAGCGCGAGGATGATCGGCATTGTCGTATGTGCAGACGGCAACCAGGTCTACATAGACGGAGGCCATAAATTCTACGAAGATGCCCACCTGACAGGGCGGCAAATTGAAAGAATTCTCGGTCAAATACCTCCGGGGCTACATACAGACGAATACAGGAAGGATTACAAAATCAGACATGTTATAGACTACATGGAAAACGACTTTGCGGAGTGGGTTGGCCTCAACTGTGAGTTTAAGCCCCTGACAAAGCAAGACATAGAAAACGGAGAGGGCTTTGACGGAGCTGCACCGGGAGACAGAGTACTATCAGACGCAGGGCTGGAGGCATTTTTCTCAAAGCAGCGCGAGCATCAGAACAAGCTTGAAGCGGCCACGGGGTTTACATATGGCTTCAAGGGCGGTCTTATTTGGGATTAAGGGGAGGAGATTAGAGATATGGAAAAACCGATCCTGTTTTCTACAAGCATGGTAAAAGCGATATTAGCCGGACGCAAGACGCTAACACGGAGAATTATCAAGCGAGTACCACCGGAAACACATAGGTTTGAGGAAATGGATGATGGGACCTTTGAGGCATACTGGGGAGGATACGCGCCAGACATACCGGCCTTTATAGATGGATGTACCCGAATGAAGTTTAGGCCTTATTGCCTTCCGGGGGATATCTTGTGGGTAAAGGAAACTTGGCATTACGAAACCCACATGCATGATCTGACTGCAGGTGAACCCGACCTGCCAAGCGGGAGATATTCACATCGGTATATCTACAGGGCCAGCAATCCGGTTTACCCGGTTGACGTCGGAGTTGCAGAGCATGGCTGGCGACCTTCCATCCATATGCCGCGTGAAGCAGCTCGGATATTACTCAAAGTTACTGACGTTAGCGCGGAACGCCTGCAGGACATAACAGAGGAGGAAGCAAGGCGTGAGGGAGCCGTAAAAACATACCCATATACCTGCCCGGTGACAGGAAAAACAGCGCATATGCAGGATGACAATGGCACTTTTCGGGATGGATTTGCTTGCATATGGGACAGTCTCAACGCAGCTCGCGGATTTGGATGGGACACAAACCCGTGGGTATGGGTTATTGAATTTGAGCGGGAAGGAGTGAAGTAACAATGTTCATACATTGCAGGAACTCGGACTGCATCAACTATCTTGAAGATAGCTGCATGATAAATCTTAACGGGGATGTTGTACATTTCAATGAATACGGAAACTGCGAAGACTTTGCGCAAGGTACCAACGATGCATACGAGCTAATGGAGGAAGCTGCACTTGAAGAGGCTAATCGGGAAGCGGGTGATAACAATGACTAAACTTGGACGCTGCCGATACTGCAGCGAAGCAATAATAGCCAACTATCCCGAAGATGCTACAGAGGAAGAAAAAACAGCACTGGCAACAAGCCTTTGCTCTTGTTCGTGGGCAAAAAGAGAAGTAGGACGGAAGCGGGAAATAGAGAGGGCAAAGGAGCGGGTACAGCAGCTCTTCGGGACAGATGCCAAGAAAGTGGGGTTTGAGCCTATAGCAAAAGAGGAAATACATAATCTCCTGAATGGGCTTATTGAATTAATCTCAAATGACATTATCAAGGGGGGGGCTATCCAGATAGACGGGATAACAAAGGCCAAGATATCAGTTTCGGCTAAAGGCAAAATCAACATCGAGCGGGTACAGACCACCAAGTATAAGCTTGAGGCCTGATTCAAAGCGCGGAGGTAAACATGGAAATTGAACTTTTTTACACAGAGGAAGAAAGAGAAGAACGAATATTCCAGTGGCTTGAGAGGCTGGATGTTATTGCGGAAAGCTACGGAAAGCCGACAGCAATAAACGTATACCGCAAGAGTCGGAGAATCACGGCGGTATTCAAGGAGGGGGCAGCGTAATGTACATAAGCTATGAAGATCTTACAATAGAACAAAACAAGGATCTGGATTACAAAATAGCTGAAGCAGTTAAAGCCATAGCAGCAGCACTAAAAGTATGCAGGCACAGGTGCGCTCTTGCCTTCAGCGGTGGCAAGGACAGCACGGTATTATGGCACATAATAAGGACGCACTTCCCTGAGACGGTTGATCGCCTTGTAGTCATATACGGAAACACCGGGATAGAGTATCCGGAATGCCTTAAGTTCTCACGCCAACTACCAAAGGACTGGAAGTGTAACTTCTGCGAAGCCACACCACTTAAAACAGAATGCCCGTGCTATAAATACAAAGCCCAGCAAGAGATCCTTCAGCATGTCATAAACCAAAAGCAACTTAACTGGATATTGAAAGAGGATGGGAAGCTTAAAAGCACGGCGACGCTGGAGGCCATGTGTCCGCCGCACCTGCAGGAGAAGTTTGAGCGGGAGCGGCTTATCTGGCCCGAAGGCACAACAAAATCATACTGGTGGTGTACTGATCAATACGGCTGGCCGCTATTAGGCAAAGCATTTTCAAGACTCAAAGCCCACCGCATAAATATAGACTGCTTCCTCCGGTATTCAAAAAGCCAGAGCGAGGACGCAAAGCTTCTTGCATACTATGAGATTCTTAGTGAGGTCAAAATCTCACAGGCCTGCTGCGATATCCTGAAAAAAGAGCCAAGCGAAAAAGTACAGGCAGACTATGACGTTGATGTAATATTCAAAGGTTTAATGGCGGCTGAATCCCGCTCCCGGCAGACAAATTTCATATCAAGAGGGTACCTGTTCAAATCCAGCAGGCCGCACCTTGAAAAGTCAGGCGATCCGTTCTGGCATTGTAATCCTATAAGCATTTGGACGGATGATGATATATGGAAATACATTCACCGGTTCAATGTGCCTTACTCAACTTTGTATGACATGGGCTGGACGGATGCAGACGGCAAATTTCACAAAATTAAGCGCAATGGCTGCATGGGATGTGGTACAGACCTCTTATTCCAAAATAACCATATGGCAATGTTACGCCGTACCCATCAAAAGCAATGGGAGGCCATAATGCGTAAGGGCATGGCGGCGGAGATACAGAAACTCCAAATAGCGAAAAGAAACGGTCAGCCCTCCCTCTTCGACGTACTACAGACAACGGAAGAGCTGCTTGATACAAGGCCCTGCATCTTTGACAGGGTAGATAGGCTGGTACTGAAGGATGACACTTGGATAGAAGCGGAGCCAGACTTTGATCCGGATTCGGATGAAATAGATATAGCATCCTAAAAATCGAGTCGGAAGGAGGAGTTTATATTAGTTATTTTGGACCATGCCCTGAATGTGAAGGGAGCCTTTACCTTGAAAGCATCGTGCCGGATTGGGATGATACAGGGGAGCATGAAAGCTATATCTTGAGATGCAGCATCTGCGACTATTCCGAGGATGCAGACTGGTACGATGGAGAATCCGAGGAATGATGTATTTCAAAGAACGGAAAAATATGAAAGGAGCTTTTAGATGATTGAATCTATAGACATAAACAAAATTTACCCGCATCCGAATAATCCCCGCAAAGACTTAGGGGATCTTTACGAGCTTGCGGAAAGCATAAAGGGTAAGGGCATACTGCAAAACTTAACGGTAGTTCCGCGTCCGGAAGCGGGTACCTATACCGCAATAATCGGACACCGCCGCCTTGCCGCAGCAAAGCTGGCAGGACTGACGGAAGTCCCCTGTGTCATAGCCGACATGGATGAAAAGGATCAGGTCGCGACGATGCTCCTTGAGAACATGCAGCGGAATGACCTTACAATTTGGGAGCAGGCCCAAGGCATGCAGTTAATGCTTGACCTCGGGGAAACGGTTAACGACATATCTCAAAAAACAGGGTTTTCCTACTCGACCGTCCGCCGCCGTGTCAAGCTGCTGGAACTGGACAGTGACAAGCTCAAGGCATCGGTCGAGCGAGGAGCTACCCTGATGGACTACGCGGAATTGGATAAGATCCAAGATGTTGACCTAAAAAATAAAGTCCTTGACAAAATCGGGACGCCCAATTTCAAATGGGAACTTCAGCAAGCAGTAGACGGAGAAAAAAGAGAAGCGAATATTGCACTAACAATATCCCAATTAGAAAAATTCGCAACACAGGTCAATAACAGCGCAGGGCTACAGCAGGTAAAAACCTATTACACCTCTGCCGGCAACAACCCCGAAGTTACTGCCCCCGATGATACCGACACCGTGGAATACTTTTTTGAGGCATCAAAACACGGTTACATCACGCTCTACAAAAAAGGATCACAGACAGCGGCCAGTGCATCCAGCACAGAAGCCGAGGATGAAAAATATGAGAATGAAAAATATAAAGAACGGCAACAGCGGAGTACTGCATTGGGCGAAATAACAAAGAGGGCATATCAGCTCAGACGGACTTTCGTCAAAGAAATTTCAAGCACAAAAGCAAAAAAGAACACGGCAATCATAATTGAATACCTGTTTAGGGCTATAATGCGGGACTGCATCGAGTATACTGAGGATTTCGGCGATATCCTTAACATTAAGGTTGAAACGGGGGAATATGGCGAATGGAGCTTTGAAAGCATTGCCGAACAGGTAAAGACTCAGCCGGAGCGCAGCCTGCTTATTGCCGTATACACAGCATTTGACTCTCCTCACTATAAATACTACAACTATTTTAATCAATACGAAGAGGATGAGGAGCTTAACACGGTCTATGACTTCCTCGAAAAATTCGGTTACGAATTATCCGATGAGGAGCGGGCCATGCGCGATGGAACCCACGAGCTGCTTGAGAAAAATGATAACACTGAGGGTGAGTAAATGGGATTGAAGCGTAACTGGACATACGAAGAGGAGGCCTACCTCTCGGATAACTGGGGACGCATGTCTGTACCCAGCCTTATGAAAAAACTGGACCGCTCACAGAACGCCATAATGATGCACGTCCAACGACTGGGGTTATCGGCCTTTTTAGAAAGCGGGGAATACATCACTTTAAATCAGCTCCTTCAGGCGGTGACTGGCTCTAAGGCCAGCTACTCATACAAGATGAAAAGCTGGGTAAAAAACAGAGGACTCCCTGTACATGATAAGCGCAATAATCAATGCACTTGGCGGGTTGTTTACATAGACGAGTTTTGGAAATGGGCCGAAAAAAATAGGGGCTTCATAGATTTTTCAAAAATGGAGCCTCTCATACTCGGCAAGGAACCAGCATGGGTAGCCGAACAGAGGAAGAGGGACTTTCAGGCCCATGCCATCCAAAGAAAAGATCCGTGGACTCCCGAGGAAGATGCTCGCCTGAAAGACTACCTCAAGCAATTCAAATATGGGCATGCGGAACTTTCAAGGATGCTGGGACGTTCATCCGGAGCAATCCAACGCCGGATATGCGACCTGAAGCTAAAAGAGAGGCCTTTAAAAGCAGATAATCACAAGTCGTGGGAAGATAAGCATTTTCAAACTCTTGCAGATATGATTCGTGCTGGTTGCAGCTATGGGGCAATAGGTGAAGCTCTCGGGAAATCAGAAAAGGCCGTCCGGGGCAGGGTATTTGACTTCTACCGCACCGAGGATACCGACAAGGTACGCAAGATGCTTGGTAATGGTCCTTGGGGAACCGGCAAGCCGGAGTTAACGACATTTGAAGCCAGACGGCGTGTCCCTGTAAAAAAGGATTTGGCGAGATTCGCTGAGTTGCTGCTAATCAGGCGTAACCAGCTTGGATATGAACCATACTGGCAGCGGCACATGTGTATGAAATGGCATGACATTAAAGGCTGCACCGCAGGCTGTGCAAATTGCGATGAATGTACTGAGTTTGAGAGAATTAAACCTCAATACTGTGTGCGTTGCGGAGGCACCTTTTTTGAGCAGGAGCAGAATAAAATTTGTGGGCCGTGCAGAATAGCCCGGAAAAAGCAGCACCAAAAGAAATGGCGTGCTTTGCACCAACAAAAACAACACTGAAGATGGAGGGTAACCATGAAAAAGAGGAACTGCAGAAAGACAGAGGCCGAGCGGCAGGCGCATGAAACGGCTGTTAAGCTCCGCAAAATGACCGATGGGCAGATATGCGAATTTATCAATGGCACCTTTGACAGCGGTGTACAGGAAGGAATACGCCAGAGCAGTAAAAAGGCAAGTGCTACGGTAGACACCGCTGTTCATGATGCAGCAATAGCCGCCAAAAAATATGAATACGAAGATATGATGCTGAGAATTAAAGACATAAAAGGTATTGGAGCTGCGACTATTGCCAAGATAACAGAAGCTTTCCGGGACAAGAGCGGGAAGCGGGAAAACGGAAGCGGGATCATAAAGGGGGAGATGTAATGGAGCGTACAAACAAAAACGAAAGTCCTTTAGATATAACTTGCCGACTTTATGTGGCATGCGAAAAACTTAAAGAGGCTCTGAAAGAATACAAAGACACCGGGCTGACTCCGGAAGAGATACGATATGTCAGAAACAATTATACATTAAACAAGTGGGAGAACGTGCCGGACGAAGAATTAAAAAAGATTCTTAGCAGGGCAATGCAAAGCAGCTACGGGGTGACGCTTGAGCAGGTGCAGGAACTTGCCAAAGCCAAAGAGGAAGGTAGGATCATACTGCTGCCGGTGCCGATTGGAGGGACTATCTTTGTGCCGTACAAATATAAAGATGTTGACGGCACAATTGAATCAGGCATCGAGGAAGCAAAGCTCTCCGGGTACGTCAAAGAGGGCGACAAGGAATTCTACACCACTTATGATGAACGCGGTTGTAATGATTATGAGCCAGGAAGCTTCTATCTGACAAGAGAAGAGGCGGAGCCAGCACTGGTAGACTTAGAAGCGGAAGAATACGGGAGCGAGGCAGAGGAAGGGAAGTGCCGAGTATGCGGTTGCACTTGGAATACGCCATGCGAAGGGGGCTGTTACTGGGTAGAAGACGATCTGTGCAGCAAGTGCGCGGAAGAAATGGAGGATATATGACTGGATATGAACAATTTGTATCGTCCTGCCCTAAACTTAAGCCGGGGAAAATTGCGAGACTTTGGGAGCTTAAAATAGACAGAAATATTGAAAATTTAACTGTCTTTTGCCGTGAATTTTTGGCGCAGAAAGGTTTTGAATTTACAGGTACAGCCAGAGAAGAAAACGGCGGAATTAATGCAGTTTTTAACAATTCTTTTATGTTTGCCGGGGCCTGTCAAGATGGCGAAAAACTGGCAATCCGCTTAATACAGTTATGATGCAGGTGGGCGGAAGAAATGGAGGCGAAAGGCATATGAAAGCAAACAGCAATACTCAGGGCGGAGATATTAGAATCCGCATGAAACAGAATGTCAGGCCAGAACTTATAATCTTTGCAAAGCCCGGAACTGTCCTCAAGGCAGGCATGATATATCAAGCAATATCAAACCGGCGCGGAGCGATAAGTGGACTTTGTGATAACGGGGAATATCCTGGTGTCAGGCCGGGGGAATTTGAATTTGTTGAAGCACCAGAATGGGTGCTAAAGATATGGAGTAAGCATGAGGAGGAAAGCCAATGAAAAACAAAAGCAGTACAAAGAAACCCAAAGAAAAAGAAATTGATCCTTCGCTGCTCCGACCCTTCACCATCGACACAGATATCTTAATCTTACAGCTAATGGTAGAGGATAAGGCAACACCCAAGCAAACAGCATTGTTCCTCGGGAGAGATGTAGAGCAGGTCGAGGAGCATATTAATTTCCTGCAGAGTAGCGGGAGAGCAAATATAATACATAAATACCTCATGGGTCACAAGGGGGTATATGCAAGAAGGTATGCCAAAATGAAGCGGGTTGAAAGGGCAAAGGCTACAGGATAAGGAGGCCGTATGGATAAGACAAAGGATTTACGACAGATTCATAGTTTAAAGAAAGAAATAGAGCTGCTTAAAAAACAAATAGACGGGTGCTGGGGAAGGGAATTAACAGATCCTGTTACCGACTCCGTAACCGGGTCTTATCCTGAATTCCCATATATAGAACACGTTATAAAAGTAACCGGAATGACGGACGGAGGGTATATCAAGAAAGTAAGCAGGCTCAAGAAACAATTAACCAGAAGGCTTGCGGAGCTTATGGATAAGGTTGAGGCTGCTAATGAGTACATAGCGGGGGTAGACGATAGTGAGGTAAGAATGATATTGCAATGCAGGTATATCAATGGGATGACATGGGAGCAGATAGAAGCGGAGCTTGGGATAAATTACAGGACAGCACAGCGTAAATTCAGTAATTGGCAGAAAAATAAAAAGTGTCGTTGATTGTCGCGGTATTCCTGTGTTATTATTAAGATGAAAATTCATGTTAAGTTCTCCTTTCGGCCTTCGGATAAAACTGAGGGCTTATTATTTTGGGTTTGAAACTTTAACTGTGGATTAATAACTTTAACTGTGGTATAGTAAACCATAATTTAGTTTGGAGGTTATATTATGCATAATTTAGCATTTAGAGCATGGGATAAGAAAAACAAGCGTATGTTTTATGCTGGTTCCTTAAGTGGTGTTGGCGATTTCTATATGGCACAACATAAAGATGATATAAATTTCTATGAGCGTTTTCTAATTGACTACGAATGGACCCGAAGCACTGGAATTGAGAGTTACAATCGTAAGACAATATTTGAGAACGACATAGTAAAAGATGATACAAACATATATGTAGTTCGGTTTGGCAACTATAAGGCAAATAACAATCGCATATATAACAATGAGGTAGCCTACGGATTCTACATTGAGTCTCTTTCCCATAAGGGGGTAATAGACCACGCTACAAGGATTGAATATTATGAGGTTATCGGTAATATCTACGAGAACCCAGAATTCTTGGAGGATAAATAAGCAATGAACCAACTTAACCTGCCAGAATTCAAATTAAGTTCTCCTTTCGGCCTTCGGATAAAACCGGGGGCTTATTATTTTTAACAATTATGAGAACTGTCCAGAATTAATAAACCTGAGACGGTTTTTTTATATTTAAAATTGGAGGCACATATGAAAATTAAAGATATTCAAAGCAGGGACTTTTACCCACCGCCGAGGCCACAAAAACCAGAAGATAAGACGGCATATGTATTTCGATACAGAAGCGGCCCATACATTATCGTGGCAGCGCATAACACCAAGGAAGTGCTTGCAGAATGTTACACGAAGCTTGGATTGAAGCGGAGGACTAAGAAGCTGGAAGCGGCAGGCTGGCACCTAGAAGCTGCATAAGAAGGATTGGGAACGATGTATACCATACATAGGCGTTCGGCACCACTTGTCAATCTAACTGGTAGGTACTTCCAGAGTTTGGGAAGCCTTGCGGTGCTGGCGAACCCCAAGAAAGGCCTAGATACAAACTCAAAAATTTAGTTTCGTTTCCGATCACTTTACATAAAAAAGGAGGTTTGCAACATGACTAAAATGCCCGGTAATATTGAGCTTATTGACATTTCTATGCTTAAACCGTATGAGAGAAATTCCCGCACTCATTCGGAAAGCCAATTGCAGAAGATTGCAGACTCAATAAAAGAATTTGGTTTCACTAACCCGGTGCTTATTGACAATGATAACAGCATAATCGCCGGACACGGCAGAGTGATAGCAGCAGGACTGCTTAAAATGGATAGGGTGCCGTGCATCCGGATTGGCTACATGACAAAAGCTCAGAAAAAAGCATACATAATAGCCGACAACAAACTTGCCGAGCAGGCCGGATGGGATGAAGAGTTACTTAGGATTGAACTGGGGGAATTAAACAGTTTGGATTATGATATTGGGGTAATTGGATTGTCCGAAGGAGAGATAAAAAAGCTTCTTGAACCTCCAGAGAAAAAAGAACCATCCTCCAACGTTAAGAAAAAGAAAAATGACTCGGTATTCATATGCCCACACTGCGGGAAAGAGATAGATGGAAAAATAACACTGACAGCGGGTGAGTGACTATGGCAAACGGAGCCCTATACAGTACCTCGGTAATTGCAAAGCTTTTTAATGTAACCGAACGGACTATTAACAACCTTACTAAGGATGGCATAATAACAAGAGCGGAGAGGGGCAAGTACGATCTTGTTCCTACTGTGCAGGCGTATGTTAAATACCTTCAGGAAAAGGCGTTCGGAAAAAACGTTGCATCGGGCGATTATCACAGCGAAAAGACGGCCCATGAAAGAATTAAACGTCAGATGGCAGAACTGACACTGGCGAAAATGAAAGCCGAGCTGCTTGATGCATATATTGTTGAACGGGTTATGTCGGAAATGAATGTGGGAATTCGGAACAAAATACTGTCTATACCGCAGAAACTAGCTCCAAAACTGACGAATATAGGGGAAAGCAGTGAGATATATGATGTATTAAACAATGAATTACGGGAGGTGCTTACGGAACTATCGGAGTATGACCCGGCGCAATTTATAGAGGGTGAGGGATTTGAGGTCGGAAACTAAGATACTTAGGCGAGCATATAAATTACTTGCCCCACCACCTGACTTAAAAATCAGCGAATGGGCAGAAGAAAACATGGTGTTATCCAGAGAGTATGCCGGAGAACCCGGCAAATACCATGTTGACAGGGCACCGTACCAGCGGGAAATGATGGACTCCGTATGCGACCCAAAAATTCAAAAGACTGTGTTTATGACATCCAGCCAGATAGGGAAAAACACTATAATAAATAACGTTATAGGGTACTACATTGATGTAGACCCTGGACCCATGATCATAGTTGAACCTACGCTGAATTTTGCAAAGGATTACTCCAAAAGAAGGCTTGCACCGATGATACGGGATGTTAAGGTGCTTTCTCAAAAAGTGTCCGATGAAAAAAGTCGTGACTCGGACAACACGATATTGATGAAAACCTTTCCCGGAGGTTTCCTGACACTGATTGGAGCAAATGCCCCCCGTGAGCTGGCAGGAAGGCCCATAAGAATAATACTGGCAGATGAAATTGACGGGTACTGCGACAGTGCCGGAAAAGAAGGAGATCCCCTGATGCTGATTGAAAAAAGGGCGATCACCTTCTGGAATAAGAAATTTATATATGTTTCGACCCCGCTCATAAAAGGGGCTTCCAGAATAGAAGAGGAATACGAAAAGGGCACCCAAGAGGAATGGAGAGTTGAATGTCCTCACTGCGGGGGCTTTTTTTATATTCTTTTTAAGGATATTCGGTTTAAATACAACAAGTACAAGCGCAAGAACAGGACCGTATATGAAGTACTGGAAGTAAAATGGCGTTGCCCTGCGTGCATGGAAGAATACCCAGAACACACAATGAAAAGGCAGCCTGCAAAGTGGGAGGCAAATAACCCTGAAGCGGAAGGGATAAGGAGCTTCAAAGTAAATGCGTTTTCTTCCCCGTGGTATAAGTGGAAGGACATAATAAAAGAATTCCTTGAATCTAAGGATGATCCTGAGAAACTGAAAGTGTTCACCAACACCGTACTGGGAGAGTCGTGGGAAGACATAGGGGACATTGAAGACGAGGACTTCCTGGTAAACCGCAGGGAGGAGTATGAGGCGGACTTGCCTGACGGGGTATTACTCCTGACATGCGGAGTTGATACCCAAATTGATAGGTTTGAATATGAAATTGTGGGGTGGGGAAGATTTGAGGAAAGCTGGGGAATAGAAAAAGGCCATATTTGGGGAAGTCCGGATGAAGAATCTACTCAGGAAAGGCTCATAGACAAAATAACTCAGGTATGGAGATTTGCCGATGGCAAGGGATTGACTGCAGCAATAACCTTCGTGGACTCGGGAGGGCCTTTCCCCAAGAAGATATATAAATTCTGCAAAAAAAATGAGAGCAAAAGAGTTTTTGCAATAAAAGGTAGAGGCAATGCGGGTGTACCGTTTACAGACCTTCCGAAAAGGACAAAGGCGGAAAAAGCTCTGCTATTTATTCTTGGAGTCGATGAAGGCAAGGCAAGCATAATGTACAGCCTTAAGATTCAGGAAGTGGGACCAAGGTATTGCCATTTCCCCAAGGACGAAAAGAGAGGATACAACAGAGAATATTTCAGGGGACTGCTCTCTGAAAAGATGGTGCCCCGTAAAAAGGACGGGAGAATAAAGTTAGCATGGGAGAAGGTGAGGACGGATGTCGGGAATGAGCCTCTTGACTGCAGGAACTATGCACTTGCGGCACAAAGATTCCTGAACGTGGACTTTGACGCGCTGGAAAAACGGTTAAAAGCCCTGCCGCCGAGAGTACAAAACACTGCAGGCAAACAGCAAAACAAGCCCCAAAAACGCTCTGGCTGCGTAAAAAAAGGGATGGAATTTTAAGAAAACTGTACAAATTTATAAAAAATTAATTAAAAAGTTGGTGATACATATGTCGGTTTGGACGCTGGAAGAGGCAAAAGCACACCTCAAGGTGTGGCTTGAGGCCGAAATCGCAGTTGCAACGGTGCAAAGCTACCAGATGGGGTCAAAAAGACTTGACAAGGCGGATCTTGCACAGATAAGAGAACAAGTAAAGTTCTGGAAGAATGAAATACGGGAAATTCAAAACAGGGGAAAACGTAAGGTTTTCAGGATTACACCCAGAGATTTATAAGGCAGGTGATGAAGATTGGATATTGCAAAGGTGAGGCTTGAGGAAGCCAAAGCAAAACAGCTTGAAGCTAGGGCAAGAATAGAACAGGCCAAGGCCAGCAGGGAATTGGCGAAAATCAAATCAGATATCTGGGGGACATTTAAAAATTCCGGATATTCTGAAGGTGGGGCCAGCAGGGTGAAAAAATCAATGAGGGGATGGACTGCAAACAGCAAAACCCCTCTTGAGGATATAGACTACAACCTTGACATGCTCCGGCAGCGATCCCGTGATTTATGGATGTCGGCACCGCTCGCCACATCAGCCATTAAGGCAAACAGGACTAATGTTGTCGGTCCGGGCCTGAAGCTTAAAAGTAGAATTGATTACGCATACCTTGGCCTAACAAAGGAACAGGCTGACGAATGGGAGACCAATACGGAGAGAGAATTTGAATTGTGGGGCGGGAAGGTGTGGTGTGACTCCGCACGCATGAATAACTTCAATGAACTTCAACAGCTTGGCCTTGTATCCTGGTTAATGAACGGTGACGGGTTTGCCCTTATAAAGCAGGAAGAACCTACGGTGTGGATGCCGTATGGACTTAGAATACACCTTATCGAAGCCGACAGGGTAAACAACCCTGACTATCAGACGGGAAGCAATGTAAAAGCCAAGAATGGGAACCGGATATATAACGGTGTTGAAATAGATGATAACGGGGCGGTAACTGCGTATTACATATGCAACCAATATCCCAATTCATACATAGGTACAAATAAGAGAGAATGGACAAGAGTGGAGAAATTCGGCAAGCTTACAGGCAATCCAAACATACTGCACCTTATGGAGCAGGAACGTTGCGAGCAGTACCGGGGAGTGCCGTATCTGGCTCCGGTAATAGAGGCTCTAAAGCAGATAAGCCGGTATACCGAGGCCGAAATAATGGCAGCGGTTGTGCAGGCATATTTCACTGTATTTATTAAAAAAGAGCTTCCTCAAAACGGTACGGAAATTGCGCTTGCAAACTCTATCCTCGAGGAAGATCTCGTTGATACAGATCCCAATTCTTATGAGATGGGAGCCGGGAGTGTAAATGTGCTTAACCCCGGAGAGGATGTTGAATTCGGAGATCCATCCCGGCCCTCTAGTGGGTTTGACGCATTTATGACCGCAATGGCGAAATACATAGGTGCGGCTCTGGAAATACCGTTTGAGCTGCTTACAAAATCGTTTATGGCTTCGTATTCAGCCAGTCGGGCGGCTCTTTTGGAGGCATGGAAGGGCTTTAGAATGCGCCGGACATGGTTTGCAAATGACTTTTGCCAGCCCGTATATGAAATATGGCTTGCGGAAGCTGTTGCGAGGGGAAGAATTGCAGCTCCCGGCTTTTTTAACGACCCGTCAAGAAGGGAGGCGTGGTGCAAAGCAGACTGGAACGGTCCGGCACCTGGGCAAATTGACCCTGTAAAAGAAGTTACAGCGGCGATTATGAGAATAAACGAGGGGATTTCCACTCGCGAGAAGGAAACCATTGAACTGACCGGGGGGGACTGGGATAAAAACATTATTCAGGTGTTGAGAGAAAACAGCCTGTTAAACCAGATGCGGGAAAACGGAGAGCAAAGCGGGGAAGGAAGAATGCAAACCGAAAACAGTTTATCCGCCGCGATAATAAACAAAATTGCGGAATACGTGGTTAAAGATATGATGAAAGGAGAAAAAGACGATGCCTAAATTTTGGAGCTTTAAAAATATTGCAGCTGACCAGGGAGAGGAAGAAATTGAATTAAGGATTGAAGGAGAAATCACTGATGATGACTACGCATGGCTTTACGAATGGTTTGGCATATCGGCTGCTTTGCCCAATGCATTCCGTGAAGAGCTTGCACAATATAAGGGTAAGAACATAACCGTATGGATCAATAGTTATGGAGGAAGTGTTTTTGCAGCAGCTGGTATGTATAACGCCTTAATGGAGCATAAAAAGACGGGAGCCAAAATCATAACCAAATCTGACAGCAAGGTAATGAGTGCAGCAACAATCCCGTATATGGTAGGCGATGAGAGATTTATGGGGCCTGTGGATATATTTATGATGCATAATCCGTTAACTGAGGTATACGGCTATGCCTCGGATTTGCGCAAAGCGGCGGATGTACTTGACGAAATCAAAGAGACCATCATAAACGCTTATCAGCTCGGCACTGGCAGATCCAGAGCGAAGATATCCGCTATGATGGATGATGAAACCTATATGAGTGCCAGAACAGCAGTAAAAGAAGGGTTTGCCACGGATATGCTTTATGGCGACAAGCAGCAAGCATCTCCGGCGGAGGAAGTAATGAATCTAGGTTATAGGCGCATACTTGCAATCCAGAATTCAGCCAATGAGTCAATTAAGAAATTTTTTGAGTTACCAGATGTAAAGCTTAGTGCAAAGCAGGAGGAAGCTCCCAAGCCGAACCCTGATGCAAATAAAACGAATAATTCAGAAGGGAATGATCTTATGCCTCCAAAAAACATTGAAGAGCTTAAAAACACATACCCCGACATGGTAAAACAGGTTGAGGATGCAGCCAGGGAGGAAGGCGCGAAAAACGAGAGACAAAGGATTCAGGACATTGAGAAAATAGCAAAAAATATGGTTCCCGAATTAGTCAACAAAGCAAAATTTGAGGAACCTATTGACGCGAGGGAACTGGCATTTAAAGCATTGCAGGATGATGCCGGGAAAGGGCAGCAGTACCTCAATAATGCCCTGAAGGATGCAAAAGATTCCGGAGCTGGTGACGTGACAGCGCAGCCAAATACACAGCAGACGGAGCAGGGGAAAAAGGAAGCGGAGGACAAGGCCGCAGAAGGTACGGCCAACGCCATAAACAAAAGGAGGGGAATTAAATAGTGGAAAACTTATATGGGAAAATAGGCCAAACAACGCCGGACAACCTGATTGCAGGGCATGAAATACCTATACTTACAACAGGAATTACCTTGGAAAAGAATCAGGGAACAATTCTGCGTGGCACGGTGCTTGGAACTGTTACAGCCACAGGAGCAGCAAAGCTGGTTGACAAATCCGCGTCCGACGGGACGGAGAAGGCAGACTGTATTTTAACGGACAATATTGACACCGGCGACGGAAGCGAGGCAGAGAACATTACAGCCGAGGCGTATATCACCGGGGTATTTAACAAGAATGCCCTTATTTTCGGCGAAACTGATACCGCAGCAGATCATGAACTTAGGCTCCGGGAGCTGGGTATTTACCTAAAAGAAAACATAGGATGGGAGGAATAATAAAATGCCCGATAACGTTATAAGCCTCTATAGTACCAGGACCATGCTTCAGGCAATAAACATAATGAAGCCGGTCCATACATTTTTAAGGGACACATTTTTCCCCGGCACACAGACTTTCCTGACGGAAAATGTTGACGTGGATTTTAAAAAAGGCAAAAGAAAAATGGCTCCGTTTGTTGCCCCTCGTGTTGGGGGAATTGTTGTAGACAGGCAGGGATTTGAAACCAGAACATTCAAGTTCTCAAGAGTTGCACCGCAGAGAATCCTCACAAAAGATGATTTGAATACCAGATCGATGGGGGAGGCTATTTACAGCACAAGGACACCCGATGAAAGAGCACAGGAGCTGCTTGCCGGGGACATTATTGAGCTTGACGATATGATTACGAGCAGGGAGGAATGGATGTGCAGGGAGCTGCTCTTTACGGGGAAAGTAACCATGAAGGAAATGACCGAAAACGGCAAGCACATCGACAAAGTGGTCGATTATAACTTTACAAACAAGGAAATCTTAACAGGCGGCGAACTGTGGACAGATCCCGGCTCCGATCCCATTGGATATCTGGGAGAAAAAAGGCTTGAGGTTATCCAGAAAACGGGGAAGGCTCCAACCATTTGCATCATGGCTTCCGATGTCAGCAAAACCTTTATTAATCATGAAAAGGTGCAGAAAATAATGAACCTTTTAAGGATAAACATTGGAGTCATAGAGCCTTCCGTGAAATCCCCTGCCCTAACCTACATAGGGAGAATATCCGAGCTGGACCTGGAGCTTTACAGCTACGATGAATGGTTTTTAGATGATGATGATACAGAGCAGCCTATGATACCGGAGAAAACCATATTACTGGGTACGACGGGCATGAACAAGCGTTACTACGGTGCCATTACCCAGATGGAAAACGGCACATTTGTTACTTATGAAGGTACAAGGATACCTAAGGTATGGTCGGATGAAGAAAACGAGGTAAGGAAAATAAGGCTGTCTTCAAGGCCGTTACCTGTACCGGAAGATATTGACTCTTGGTATGTAGCGGTTGTCAAATAGGGAGGGCATATGATAAAGGTTAAAAATTTTAAAGTCCGACACGATGGCAAAACCTATACAAAGGGCGAAACCATACCGGGCCTTTCCCAGAAGGAAGAGGCCCGGCTTGTATCTGAGGACTTCGCTGAATACATTCTGCATAACTGCGAAGAGGAAGATAATAGTCAAGCCGGAGACGACGATCCAAGCGAGCAGGGAGCAGAGGAAGCAAGGCAGGCGAACGTGGCAGAAAACAGTCAGGCCAAAGAAGAGAAGGAGGAAGAGGACGGAGTGGAGTATGCTAGGGAACAGGAAGCTGTCGACATACAGTTTAACCCTGATGAGTACATACAAATGGGGAATGAAGCCTCAAAAGACCGCCCCAAACCTGCCGGGAGTAATACACGGAATGCGGCGGCGAGAAGTGCCGCGCCTAAACCCAGTAAGCCCGCCAAAAAGCCTGTGGGAGGCAGTGGCTCTAAGCCCACTAAAAAAACCGGGAAGGTGATTGAATGTTAAACTTCAAGGATATACTCCGATCTGATTTGAAAGTTTTTTTTAATCCCGCCGAATTTTCGGAGCCGCACGAAATAAACGGCAGGACGCTCAACGTTGTAATTGACAATGATCGGCTTATGCAGCGCAGTAAAAAAGAGTTTGACGGAATAAGCATAGGAGAAATCCTGTACTATGTAGCCGCAGAGGAATATGGAGAACCTCCGGGAGTGGATGAAGTCCAGATTTTTGACCGTAAAAAGATGCAGGTCTTTGACGTGAGGGCGGATGCCGGGGTATATGAAATAATTCTCAGGAGGAACGAGTAATGCCTAGAGATAATATCCGCATCGACACGAGGCAGTTAAACAATATCGGAAGGCAATTAAGAGGACTGGAAAGAGAAATGCCCGGAGCTGCCGCCTCTGCATTAAACAGGACAGTGGACTACATAAATACACAGGTGGGGCGGATAGTAACACAAGAGTATTCAATTAAAACCACAACGGTAAAAAAGACAATAAAAAAACACAAGGCAAGAAGAGGGGAATTATCGGCAAAGCTTGTTTCACAAGGACACCTCCTGTCACTTGCCAATTTCCCGTTTTCCCCCAAAAGCCCCGGCACGAAAAGAAAAGTAAAAGTCAAGATAAAAAAGCAAGGAGGTAGAAAAACAGTAAATACCTCCCCGAGTGCATTCGTTCAAAACATGAACAATTCCCTTAACGTGTTCATGAGGGTGGGGGAGGAAAGGAAGCCCATAGTTGTACTGCGGACACTGTCAATTCCTCAAATGATAGGGAATGAAGATATTAATCGGCAAATACAGAGGGATGCACAGGCAAAGCTAAGTGAGCGTATAGAGCATGAAGTGCAAAGAAGGCTAAACAGGATAAGAGGGTGAAGCCATGACGGACAATATAATTATTGAAGCGTTACAAAAGTTCCTACAGGAAAGGGTGGCCAATAAAATTAAGCTGCAGACACCAGCCAAGAATATAGACACATATGATCTGGTGCATCCGGCTGTGCATGTTGGCTGGATACCGCCCAAGCTTCCGGAAAACATTAGTCCCGAGAGTCAGGTAACAGACATACCATGCATAATTGTTGGAATGGATGAGGGAGAGGATGACGGAGACAGCGCAAGCCTAAATATAAGGCTGTCCTTCGTGACTTTCAGTGAAGGGCTGGTAAAAGACGGGAAGCTTTATCCTAATTATGAGGGATACAAAGACCTAATAAACCTCATTGCCCTGGCTAGGAGGGAGCTTTCGGCTGCTGCTGTGATTGAAGACGTAACCAGCATACAACGTCCCTTTAAATGGGGGATGTACAAAGACCAGCCCGCACCTTACTGGTACGGGTGGATGACCTTTTCTGTAGCCTGTGCAGTTATGGGTTACATATCAGGTTTGACAGAACAATATGAGTAAAGGATGGTGAAATAATGGCATATTTACATGGAGTATATGGAGAGCAGATCCCTACTCAGGACAGTCTGCCGCCTTCCGGGGTGGCAACGCTCCCTGTGTATGTGGGGACTGCTCCTGGTGCAGGCGTAAGTGGCATCACAGTAATAAACAAACCTGTACTGGTTAACAGTTTTGATGATGCAAAAGGCATAGTGGGATATAGTGATGACTGGGAAACATACACCCTTTGCGAAGCGGTGTACGCACATTTCAGAAACAAATTAGGACCCATTGGCCCCATAATACTAATAAACGTACTTGACCCTGATATACACACCGAAGAAAATCCGGCAACCGAAACGGATATAGTTGGGGGAATAGATGCAGACGGCAAGAGGACAGGACTTGCATGTGTTGATCTGGTATATCAGGCATACAATATGATACCAACTATAATTGCAGCTCCGGGCTGGAGCCATAAGTCGGCGGTCGAGGCTGCTCTTTTAGAGAAATGCCAGAAGATAAACGGACACTGGGATGCGATATGTGTTACCGACATAGACAGCTCGGCGGCTAAAACTATAGGGGCGGCAAAAACGTGGAAACAAACTAATGCGTATACCTCCAAACTTGAGAAGGCATGCTGGCCTAAAGTGAAAAGCGGTAGCAATACCTTCTGGCTTTCCACAATGGCGGTTGTCAGAATGCAGCAGACTGATTATGCAAATGACAGTATACCCTATGAAAGTCCCTCAAATAAACCTATAGACATCACAGGGGCAATATTGAGCGATGGAAGCACTGTTGACTTTGATGAAATACAGGCAAACGACTTAAACAGCGAGGGCATTACAACGGTTACATACAGGTCTGGCACATGGGTTCTATGGGGACCGCATAATGGAAACTATAAAAGTGGCGCAGAGATTGACCCAAGGGATAAATTTGACTGCAACATCCGCATGATGGCATACCTGACAAACTCATTCCAACAGAATTACATGTCCGATGTTGACCAGCCCCTGAACAGGTCTAAGGTTGACACTATACTGAACGATGCTCAGGTATGGCTTAACGGCCTTGTCGGGGATGGCAAAATGCTGTATGGAAAAATTGACTTCAACGAGTCAAGCAACCCCATATCAAGCATTATCGAAGGCGATTTTGTATTTGATATACAGACCACCACCACGCCACCGGGCAAGAGCCTAACCTTCAGGGTTCAGTACACAACTCAGGGCATTGAAATGCTATACGGGGGGAGTGAAGGATAATGAAGATAAGCAACAAAACAATAGACTATAGGCTTAAAGCGGATGACCAGAACGGGACAATGCATCTGATAGACGATGCTGCTGATTTGCAGCTTCCCTCAATTGAAAAGCCGACCGACACCATAAAAGGAGCAGGTATACTTGGGGAAATAGACCTCCCTGCATACGGCCAGGTTGGGAGCATGACCTTCACAGTTAACAGCCGTGCAGACAGTGCAAAATATTCCATGCTGTCCAGACCGGGGCCGATAAAGTTTGAGGCCGTATGGGTTAATGATACCTTTGACTCAAGCGGTATGAGCATGAAAACGCAAAGCAACAAGGTTTTTATGACTGGGTTCAACAAAAAATATGACCCCGGCAAGGTTGAAGTTGGAGGGACTGCAGACGGGTCAAGTGAGTTTGAGATTGTATACTACAGAAAAATAGTCAATGGGATAGAAACCTTCTTAATTGACAAGCTCAACGGTAAGTATGTGGTGAATGGAAAAGATTATATGGAAAGCATAAGAGCAGCTCTTGCATAGGGCTGCTTTAAATATTTGGATGGAGGATGAGGACATGGAAATATTAAAGCTGTTAAAGCCCGTAATGATAAACGGCGTGGAGGTAAAAGATCTCAAGTATGATTTTGATAATATGACGGCACAGGACAAATTGAATGCAGGCAAGGCATACAAAAAAGCCGGGGGAGTAATAACCGTTCAGGAGCTGGATAGCGACTATCACCTGTACATATTTGCGGAGGCAGCAGCAAAAGCCAACGCGGATATCGATCAGACAGACATACTGTTGATAAGCGCGAGGGATGCCGCAAAAGCGGAAAAGCTGGTGCGGAGTTTTTTCTTCTTAGATTCGGAGGATACATTGCTGACAAGTATATCCGAAGAGCAGTAGCACAAGTAACGGCTAATACATCGTCCACCAGAAACGAATGCATGAACATGCCTCTGGTGGACTTTGTTGAATTCTATGAGGACTTGGCAGATGAGGCCGAAAAAACCAATAAGAAATACAAGAAAGACGGGTGAGTGTGTTGGCTGCAAACAGAAGGGAACTTGAAGCATTAATAATACTTGCGGGAAGGATCGATCCCTCCCTGCGTGATGCGCTAAGACGTGCGCAAGGGGATATGGACAGAACCTCATCAGGAATGTCCAGATTTGCAGCCGGCACAGCTAAAATTGTAGGTGGGGTGGTAAAGTCTGCGGCCTTATTGGGAGGAGCCATTACAATAGGGCTGGGTGCGGCGGCAAAGCAGGGAATAGCATTAGCCTCCAATCTGGAAGAGGTGCAAAACGTCGTTGACGTGACCTTTGGAAAGAGTGCCGGGCAGATTAACGAATGGTCAAAGCAGACTCTGAAGATCTTCGGGCTGTCGGAATTAGCGGCAAAGCAGTACACTGGAACATTGGGAGCAATGATGAAAAGCAGCGGACTGTCAGGAGACGCTGTTGTTACCATGTCGAAAAATTTAACGGGATTGTCAGGAGATCTCGCTTCATTCCATAATTTAGATACGGAAAAGGCCTTTGAGAAAATCAGGTCGGGGATATCAGGAGAAACCGAACCGCTTAAACAGCTCGGCATAAATATGTCCGTTGCAAACATGGAGGCGTTTGCATTATCTAAGGGCATAAAAACCTCATACCAGAACATGGATCAGGCATCGCAGACAGCGCTTAGATATGCATACCTAATGGATGTATCCAAGGATGCGCAGGGGGACTTTGCAAGGACGCAGGAGGGGTATGCAAACCAAACAAGGCTTTGGGAAGAAAATTTGAAGCAGGCATCGGGGGCGTTAATGAAGTCGTTTTTACCAGCTCTGACTGAGGCCAGAAAATCCGCAAACCAACATTTGGGGAAAATAATTTCAAAGCTGGACGAATTCAACGGTTATATAGAAAAGGGCGCAAAGCCAATGGAGGCGTTTGGAAATGTGTTTGACGGTATATTTGGGAAGGGTAAATTCGATGGAATACTTCAGGCGGTGAAGCCTGTATTTAAGGAGTTCCAAACAAACTTTATGTTTATAGCAAGTGAGGGCAAAAAGATATTTGATGAATTGTCCCCGTCAGTAATAGAACTTGCCAAAACTATCGGCCCCTTATTTGGAAAAGCTTTTAATGTAGTGACAAAAACCATTTACCCGGCAATAAGAAAAATACAATCCGGATTTGTCGAGTTCTTAATCCCTCAAATTAAAAAATCTGTAGATTTCATACGTACTACTGTCATGCCTCCTCTTACCAAGGTGTTTAATTTTATCGCTGATGTAGTTATTCCGAAAGTAGTTGATTCGGTGGAAAAGTGGATGCCAAAAATACAGGAAGTCATTGGAAAAGCCGTTGACTTTGTGATATTTTACGGCGGAATGCTTAAAGACCAGTTTGACATATACTGGCCTTACATTAAAGACACTGTTGTTACGGCCATAGACGTGATAAGTGGTGTTATTGACGGGCTATTAACAACCTTGTCAGGTGTCATCGACTTTGTAAAAGGCGTATTTTCGGGAGACTGGGAACTGGCATGGAAGGGGGTTGAGCAAATATTCGGCGGAATTGGCGATGCGCTGGATGCAATATTTAAAGGCGCAATAAACGGAATAATTAATGCTGCGAATTTCTTCATACGGAATTTTGGAAAGATACAGATTGATATACCAGAGTGGATTCCTGTTGTAGGTGGTAAGCACATAGGTTTTCAAATCCCTGAAATTCCAACCTTTGCTCGCGGGGGTTTTGCAAATCGGCCGTCGGTATTTGGAGAAGCAGGACTTGAGGCCGCCATACCTATTAAGTATAAGGACCCGAGGAGTCTATCACTCCTGAATCAGACCGCCAGAGCAATAGGAGTGGAGTCGGCAGGGAGCGGAAATCAGATACATTTTACCTATGCGCCGGTTATCAATGGAGGGAAGAAAGCTGAAATTGAGGCACTTTTAGATGCAGACAAAGAAAGGTTTAAGGCATGGCTTGAAGAGTTTTTCATGGATGAAGGGAGGGTGAAATTTGGCTGAGTATTACGAATACACAACGCTTCAGGGGGATACATTTGACATGGTTGCGTTGGATTTTTACAACGAAGAGTCTTATGCCTCCGTAATAATTCAGGCAAATCCAGCGCATTGCAAGACAATTATATTTGATGCAGGAGTAACGCTTAAAATACCCATTATCGAAGAAAAAGCACAGGAAACCCTGCCCCCGTGGAAGAGGTGATATGCATATGCGGGTAATATACGAAGGAAGGGACATAACGGGTGCTGTGCAAATTAGAAAGGCAGACATAACAGACAACGCCGGAGGAATTGCAGACAGCCTGGAGCTGAAGCTTGCAGACACAGAGGGTCTATGGAGCAAGTGGAAGCCACAGAAAGGCAATAAAATTGAAGTTATAGAGAAGGGCTTTTCTTCTGGACAGATGTTTATTGACTACATACAGCAGGACAGGGGAGGCATGAGGATGAAGGCTCTGCCGATTCCGTTGAATGCCAAGTCCAGTAATACAAAAGCATGGGAAAGCGTGAGGTTTCTGGAGCTGGCCTCCGAGATTTCCGGCAAGTACGGCTTTGAGCTTGAGGTCTACGGCTTGGAAAATTGGCTATACGAAAGAGTCGATCAGATTGACCGGACAGACTTTGAGTTTCTTGCATGGAGGTGCGTGCTTGAGGGATATGCCCTAAAGCTATGCGGCCAGAAGGTTGTTATATATAGTCAAAAGCAGTATGAGGCAAAGGAGCCGACCAGAACAGTAAATCTTGAAAAGTTTGACGGGGATTTTGATTTCAGTTCCGTTTCCATAGGACTATACAGCTCCTGCAACATTACATATGCTGCACAGACAGGCCCCATATCATATACCTTCAAACCTTCGGCGGCTTCGGTGGGTTCAGTGCTTAAGCCCAAAATGTATGTTAATAATCAAGCTGAGGCTGAGAGGTTTGCAAAAAACCTCTTAAGGGCAGAGAATAAAAAAGAACATACCGGAAGAATACAAATGGAACTGGACACGGGGCTCGCCGCCGGATGCAATATCAACATAGCCGGCATTGGGCTTGCTGACGGAAAATATTTTGTCGAGCAGGCTACGCACATGCTTGCAAGCGAAAAAACAATTTTGAAATTAAGAAGGCCATTGGAGGGATATTAATGGTACTAAAAGGCAGGATATCGACAGTTGATAATTATAATCGAAAGGCAAGGGTTGTATTTGAGGACCGGGATAATGGCATTACCCCCGAAATAACAATCGCACGTGATATCGGCAGCTTAAATATAAATGACATGGTAGCAGTAGTTGTTTTCTCTGATAATATGACTGACGGCCTGATAATATCAAGGTTTTAAGGGGGGCGGTTACACATGCCCATAGCGGTTTTTGCAAATAAATCATTTCAGGTAAGCAACCGTAAGCTGTACACTTTTAATGAATTTACCACGGGTGGGGCTTTGCAGACAGAAAAGCAGGATGTTGCAGGGAAGAAACCAAGCACATATATAAAGGGTTCTGATCTGGATACTATGAGCTTTAATGTGCCGCTTGATAATTCATTCGGAATGGATGTGCGGGAGGAATATGAAAGCTGGAAAACAATAAAAGATGCCAGAAAAGCGTACACCTTCATCTTGGGGAATAAGCCATTTGGGACAAATAAATGGCTGCTTACAAGTGTAGCTCTAAGCGATACTACCATTGACAAAAAAGGGAATATCATTAAAGGAAAATTGCAGCTCCAATTCGACGAATATGTGAGGGCGGGGAGTGCAAGTGCCTCAAAGTCATCAAGCAAGAAGAGCGCAAAAGGAGTGTCGGCGGGTGATAAAAGTATTCTGGATGCGCTGATAAGCGGGGAAGATAAGGCCGCACAAAAGCGTACAAATACCAATGCCTCGATAGCGGCTGCAGCAGGTATAAAAAAATAAGGGATTGATTTTATGCAGGTTACAATAGAAATGTCCGGAATACAGATAAACTGGACAGCTAAAGGAAATGAAAGGATTACACAGAACATAATCAACTTACTAAATACACGCAAATATGAAGTGGCATATGACCGTACTCTTGGATTGTCAGGTGCTTTTATAGACATGCCGCTGGATCGTGCAATTGCCGAGACGACAGCAGAAATATATGACCTGATATCATCAAGGGAGCCAAGGGCCGAATTGATAGAGGTGTTGCATACCGGGATAGATGAAGACGGTAATATGCAGTTTAAGGTGGTGGTTGAAATATGAGTAATATAAATTTTGTAACGGTGGATTCACAGAGCATTCAGAATCAGTTAATTACTGATTTTGAAGCGGCTCTCGGAGAAACGTTGTATCCGGCTGACGAACGCAGGCTCTTCCTGCTCCAGATGATCCCCGTCATTGTGGGGCTGAAAAACGATATAAACGAGACGGGTCGCAGCAACCTTTTAAGATATGCCACAGGTGACAAGCTGGATGAAATGGGAGAATTCTATTCCACTCAGCGTTTACCCGCCACGAAAGCAAAAGCAACCGTCAAGGTGACATTATCGGCCGCACAGGGAGCAAATGTTATAGTCCCTGAAGGCACAAGGGTAACGCCTGATGGGCAGTTATATTTTGCGGTCAGCAGCAGCCTGATCATACCAACGGGGACAATACAGGGTGAAGCTGTTATCGAGGCCACTGAGGGAGGAAAAGAGCATAATGGGTTTGCGCCTGGGCAGATAAAAACAATAGTCGATCCTATACCGTATGTGGCAAACATTATCAACACAAGCACAAGCAGCGGAGGGGCAGACGTTGAGGATGATAACAGCTACCGCGAAAGAATAAGGCTTGCGCCCGAAAGCTATTCTGTTGCTGGCCCCGAAGGTGCATATGTCTACTGGGCAAAAACAGCCAGCGTAAACATTGATGATGTTTCAGTCACATCCCCGTCCCCCGGAGTCGTAAAAATAGCGATACTTATGCAGAACGGAGAAATACCCTCACCTGAAGTAATAAGCGCGGTGGAGGCTGCGGTAAACTCCAAGGACAGAAGGCCGCTGACAGATAATGTTCAGGTGCTGGCACCTGAGGAGGTGGCCTATAATATAAACCTCACATATTACATCAGCCGGGAAAGACAGACTGAGGAAACAGTAATAAGGGATGCAATTGAAGGTAGTAACGGTGCGATAGTCCAATATCATAAATGGCAGTCGGGCAAACTGGGAAGGGAAATTAATCCGGATTATCTGAGGCAGCTTATGCTGAACGGGGGAGCTTACAGGATAGATATAACGAGCCCGGCTTGGACAGAGGTACAGGCGGGCGAGGTTGCGACGCAAGGCATTGCTACTATTAACTATGGAGGGCTTGTATGATTAACCTTGAAAACATAAATCTATTGGACTTGCAATCCTCACAAATGAAAAAAGACCCAACCACAATAGCCTTATGCGCTGCTCTTGCGCCGCATTTCCGACAGCTTGCAAAAGAGGTAAGGCTATGCCTGATATATTCCCGAATATATGAACTGGATGAAACTACACTGGATGAGCTAGCCTGGCAGATGCATATAGACTGGTATGATGCTAATGCAACGCTCCAGCAAAAAAGAGAGTTAGTAAAAACCGCAATCCTGATTCATAGAACCCGAGGAACGCCCTATGCAGTAGAAGAGCTGATTAAAACATATTTTGGTGACGGGTATATACAGGAATGGCCATTATACGGCGGGGAGCCGTACATGTTTAAGGTGGTAACCAGCAACCCATCTGTTACAGACTATCAGGCGGCGCAATTCAGGAAAGTCCTTGGATATGCAAAGAATATACGGTCGCACCTTGAAGAAATTATCATAGTATTGACCGGGGAAATGGAACTGTATTTCGGGAGTGCCGTACATACCGGAGACTATATCCAAATAAGGCAGGTGATGTGATATGAGCGTTTTTGGAGGTATGATTTCAACCAACCGGGGAAGGCTTTTGCAAGCTAAAGCGCAAACGGGGGTTGAGTTGCACTTCACACGAATAGCTGTAGGGGATGGGGCATTAGGAGGCACATCAATACTGGAATTAAATGCCCTGAAGAACGAAGTAAAATCCCTTGAAATTAAGAAGTTAAAAGTGCTGCCGGAAGGCAATGCGGTAGCCGGAACTGCCCTGCTAAACACTGATCTAGCCAGTGGGTTTTACTGGCGTGAATTGGGACTGTTTGCACAGGACCCGGATGCAGGGGAGGTATTGTACTGCTACGGTAACGCCGGAACTAATGCTGAATATATCCCTGCAGGCGGTGGACCGGATATAAAGGAAAAGATAATTGACATTATAACCATTATAGGTAATGCGTCCAATGTTACGGCTACTATAAACCAATCCCTTGTGTATGCAAGCCAGCAGGACATACAGCACCTGCAAACACAAATTGACAGCATAGACATAGCCGGGACGGCAATAACCGTTAACCAGTCCCAAGTACCGACAAGTCCGGGGAATGGAAATATATCAAATTTATTTAGCTGGATTGCAAATAGGATAAAGACAATAACAGGAAGGGATAACTGGTGGGAAGCCCCCGCAATAACATTAGAAGGCCTAGCAAATAAACAAAATTTAAATGCATTCCTTGACATTGATACCTCCGATCCGCGCTGGACCGGAAGTAAAAAGGCGGATGCAAACTGTTGGAACGGGTGGAGCATATACGCTAATACATCAACATCAGCAACCGTACAATTAGCACAGATTACTATAGATACATTGCGGTTTTGCGATTATGTATTGATAGTAACACTATGCTCTTCCAACATAACTTTTACAACAAACGCCATACAGGTTAGCGTACAAAAAAATGAGTCAGGCACATATACAACCATAGCAACAAGCACTTTTAAAGCGTCGGATTTTTCAGGCGCGTATAAATACAAAAGCTTCCGAATGAACCTTGACTACAAAGGCCCCAAAGCAACGAACAATCAACTTAGAATAGTTATGCAGTTGCTGCCTCAAACGTCCGTTTACGAAGTGCGTATGGAAAGCTTAATAATAATGCCGGTTGGCCTTGGAACTTATATATAGCGGGGAGGTGAATCAAGAATGTCTTTTGCAAAAGGAAATTTGCCCTCTGCGCAGGATTTTATAAGTCTGAAAGCAAGGGTAAAAACTGAAATGCAACGTCGCAACGGGTACGGAGATTTAAGCACTTATGCTGGAGCGGCATACGATTATGCAATTGCCCCTAAAAAGGGGGAGATCCCGAGAACTGAGCATTTTAATAGAATCCGGGACGTACAAGCAAGCATTTCTGATCCGGGCATGGGCAGCGTAAAGCCGGGAGCCATGCTTCAGGACATGACCATACTTGAGGCAAAACAAACAGTTTTTGAGGCAAAGTCAAGGAGCGCAACCTCTGGCAATGACTGCAGCGCAATGTGCAGCGGCATGTGTGTAACGGCCTGCACAACAACATGTACGGGCACATGCACTGGGAGCTGTACTAACACTTGCACGGGCACCTGTAGCGGGACCTGCTCCGGATGCAGCGGCACTTGCAGCGGAGGCTGTACAGGTTGCGGTAGTGGCTGTAGCGGAGGTTGTACTGGTTGCGGCAGCGGCTGCAGTGGTGGGTGCACCGGCTGCGGGAGTGGCTGCAGTGGAAGCTGCTCCGGGAGCTGTACCGGTGGATGCACCGGCTGTGGAACTGACTGCGGGAGCGGGTGCTTTTATAGTTGCAAAAATAGTTGTTCTGGCTGCGGCAGCGGTTGTAGTGGAGCAGTAATGTAAAGAAGGAGGATAAAAAATTATGGCAAGTATAAAAGACATTGAATTTATTTTACTTACGGCGGATGTGGCAACAGAGCTAGACAACAGCAGCAGCATATCCAAGGAAAAGATCCTTGAGTGCAAAACCTTTTTAGAGGGCACCAATTATAAGGGCGATATGCTAAAATATGCCCCTGAGTTGATACTGCTGCCCGTAAAGGACTATCTCAGGAATAAAGTTAAAGTCAATGCAATCACGAAACAGACAGCACTTGATACTTTTTCAGAGATAGCAAACAAGGTCCATGACAATTTATATCCTGTTAACACAACATTTATAGTAAGCTTCTTCGAGTACTCCCTTGAGGAGGACAAAACCCCAATCAATGAAGCTATTAACATGCTCGAAAAGTGTACAGCAGATGGGCCAATTAACAATATATATTACGAAATCGACTATAACAGGGTGTTGCTAAGAATGTATTTGTCCCTCATGACGGATGAATGCATGAGTGAAATAAAAAGGCTCTCGACAGAGCTTAAGAGGCTAATACCCTTACGGAGTCAAATCGACGCTGAATTGGGGGCGGAGGTATGAAAAGAATAGTACCTATACCCGGAGAAGTTATAAATTATATCCAGCGGCTGGACTATGAAGCACTTGGATATAGAAGCCTTATAAAATCCGTAGTACTTGGAGAAGAGCAAAAATTAAGCAATGCCTATTATGCCAATCTGATAGAAAAACATCAGGAGAAAATTACTGAATTTCAATTGGCTATGCAGGAGCTGCGGGAGGAATATACGCCAGAAGAATACAGAAGCATTATAACGGAAATGACAGTTGATTACAGCGGAGGGTGTCTGATATTCAGCCCTGCTGCTAAATGCAATAAAAATATTTGCAAGGAGAAAAACGATGGTACGCAGTAAAATACAAGGTTTCCAAGATATTTACCCTCTCATGTACCCTGAACTGCAATGCACAAATATAAGCGCAGTTGAAAACGTGACATTTATTGTTACATGGGATTGTTCGCTTCGGTGCAAATACTGCTATGAAGGGAACAAGGACACGCAACACAGGATGTCACTTGAAACAGCAAAAAGAGCAGTAGATTTCCTTTTTGAAGAGGACAGGAAACATGAATACATAGGCAGCAATCCCAATTCAGCAATCATATTGGAGTTTATTGGGGGAGAGCCACTTCTTGAAACAGACCTGATTGACAGCACCATAGAATATTTTAGACATAAGGCTTTACAGGAGCGTCATAGATGGGCACTGCACCACATGATATCCATATCCACCAATGGTGTAAATTACGAAACATCACGGGTGCAACGTTTTGTAGAGAAGTACAAAGAACGCCTGAGCATATCCATAAGTATAGACGGCAACAAGCAGCTCCATGATAGCTGCCGGGTATTTCCTAATGGCTCCGGCAGTTATGACGTGGTGGAAAGTGCCTTTAAACTGTACCTTAAGCAAAGCGGACACCGAACCACAAAGCTTACTATCGCACCGGATAATGTCATGCATTTGTCTGAAGCCTGCACTCACTTATACGAAATGGGGCTTCAAGACATTCTGAGCAATTGCGTTTATGAAAAAGGCTGGACCGTGGAACACGCAAGAACCCTGTACAAGGAAATGAAAAAGCTGGCCGATTATCTCCTTCAGGATAACAGGTATGAGAGGTATACCAATAGCCTGTTTGATGAACTTATCGGGCACCCAATGCCGGAGGAGGATAACCAAAACTGGTGCGGAGGTACCGGGAAAATGCTGGCTATAGATAATGAGGGCTTGGTGTATCCCTGCTTAAGATATACTCCATTGTCCTTACGGGCTGGGCTCAAGCCTATAGTTATTGGAGATATACATACAGGCATAGCCACAACCGCCAAGCATAAAGAGGATATAAATTGCCTTAAATGCATAACCCGCAAAAGCCAGTCAACGCAACAATGCTTTGCTTGCCCCATTGCTTCCGGGTGTGCGTGGTGCAGTGCGTACAACTACGAAGAGGCCGGTACCCCGAATAAGAGAGTAACCTACATATGCGTTATGCATCAGGCGCGGGTGCTTGCAAACATATATTACTGGAATAAATTATATAAACAACTGGACATGGATAAACAGTTTAAAAATCACGTACCGGAGCAATGGGCCATGGATATTGCGGGAAAGATGAATTTACAAAGCTAAAACAGGCATAAAGAGAGCTGCCTTTCTGATTTTTGGCAGCTCTCTTTATTATATGAAAGGAAGTGAGGGAGATGAGCGAATATGTAAGCAAAGAGGTTTGTACAGAAAAGCACAAATCGGCAGATGACAAGATGGAAACTGCGGAAAGGAGATTAAACGACCATGCAGGCAGGATAAAAACAATTGAACAGGCACTGGTATTATTGACGAAAATGGCAGAGGACACGAAGAAAAAGGACTTTTTTGATAAGGTTCTTATTTTTTGCGTACTGGTAATGGTAATTGTGGTTGGGGCCATTGTGTTAGGCCCTGAGATTACCGGTAAAATGTTAGGAGGAATTTAATATGAACTATCTTGAGCATCTTAAGGCTAATTGGAGGGTTGCGCTCCATGGTCTTAATGACTTTGCGGAGCATTTTTTGCATGGACTATTACCGTGCGTTAAAGGGGATCATACACAACCAAAAAAAGGAGGATAAAAGTACATGTTAGACATAATGATTGACGCAGGCCACGGCGGGAGTGATCCCGGAGCGGTAGGCCCGACAAGTTTAAAGGAAAAGGATATAACATTAAAGCTTGCCAATAAGGCAGGCGCATTACTTAAGCAGCAGGGTATAAGCATAGCTCATACCCGTACCACAGACGTATTTGTCGGGCTGTCAGACAGAGCAGTTATAGCCAACAGCGCAGCCGCAAAATATTTTTTGAGCATCCACATAAATAGCTCCGGCAGCTCCGCCTCTACCGGCACTGAGACATACGCGCTTGCTGCAGGCGGGGAGGGTGAGAAGCTTGCAAAAGCTATGCAGCAGAGCCTTGTTAAGAGCATAGGACTGACCGACAGAGGAGTGAAGTTTGCTAACTTTGCGGTACTCCGGGAAACAAAAATGCCCGCTGCACTCGTTGAGGTATGCTTTATAAACAATCCCAACGAAGAGGCACTTCTAAGGAATGAGGCCTTTTTAGACAAGGCTGCGCTGGGCATAGCAAAGGGAGCAGCAGCTTTTTTAGGCATAAGCTGGAAGGACGGAGGAGAACAAAAGAATCTCACCCCTATAATGGGAGCCTCCCAATTGCACACCTCGCAAATGATATCATATGCCGTAAAAGGCAACGGCAGCCCCAAGCTCCCCAACTGCCCATTAGAAGAGCTGGCGGGCCTTTTTGCCGAGGAGGCGGAAATTGAGGGCGTAAGGGCTGATGTGGCGTGGGCACAGAGCCTTAAGGAAACGGGATACTTCAAGTACGGGGGCATCGTGCTGCCGGAACAGAATAACTATGCCGGCATAGGAGCCTTAAACGGGAACAGGCAGGGGCAGGCTGCAAGCTTTGACAGCCCAAGGATAGGAGTAAGGGCACAGATACAGCACCTTAAGGCATATGCAAGCACGGAGGCTTTAAAGCAGGAGCTTGTAGATCCCAGATTCGGTCTGGTAAAAAGAGGCTCCGCAAGGTATGTTGAGTGGCTGGGGTATGAGGATAATCCCAACGGGGTAGGCTGGGCATACCCCGGAAGGGGCTACGGAGGGGGTATAATGAATATTTTAAATGCCATGTCAAATGAGCCCGTCACACCCGGAACATCTGAAAACAGCAACATCCCCGTATGGCAGAGGGAGGGCCTTGAAAAGCTTGTTGCAAAGGGAATTATCCAAACTCCCGGCTACTGGACGGACAAAATGGATCAGCCCATTACAGTGGGAGAGGTTATAGGGATACTTGGGAAAATGGTTGATTAGGAGGGCGATAATATGGAAGGAATTCAGGAAATCTTAACTCAAACAATGGTTAATATAGCACTGGCCTTGCTGTCTCTGCTGTTTGCCTATGTGGCGGCAGCGGTAAACAGGCTGACACAGAAAGCAAAAGCGGAGGTACAACAGCTCGAAAACGCAGAGCAAAGGATACTGCTACTGGATGCAATAGACGATGTTGAAACCCTCACAGCAAAAACAGTAGCACAGATAGAGCAGACAGCAGCAAAAGAGCTGAGGGAGGCCGTGAAGGACGGTAAGGTTGATAAGTCGGAGCTTACCGCACTGTCGGAGAGGGCATACACCGAAATAATGGCAGCCTTAACGCCTGAGTGCAAGTCCCTTATAGATAAGAACTTTGGAAGCTTCTCGGACTATCTTGCAAAAACCATTGAAGCAAAGGTGTTGGAGCTTAAAAATAGATGATTAAAAAAATAAAAAGGAAGTTGAAGCGAAAAATAAAACGTATAAAGATTAAAATTATAATCAATAAGCGGATTATTTTATGCAGGAATGTCAACAGCGAAAACTACCTCAGTTGCGTCAACTGCAGACGCTTTCAACGATGCCACAGAAAGTACCTTGAAAAAGTAAAATGGATTGTATAAAGCTTACATCAGTAAAATAAATAAAAAATAGGAGGATATAAAAACAATGAATAAGGTTGAATTAAGCGGAATTTTAAATTTTAAAGCAGAAGAGGACATTTTGACATCTACCATAGCAAATGTAGATGTTATAGGCACATTGGAGAGGTATGCTGGCCGAAAGGTTATACTAATCATAGAAGAGATGGAAGAGTAGTCCTTTAAAGCTTCTACGCTTTTAGAAGGGAACCTCAAAATGCACTTGACATGCAGCAGGATTATTCCTGCTTTTATTATGTAAATTTTAGAGAGCTTGCCGGATAGCCACCGGCCCCTCTCTTTTTTAATTTTAGAGAGGAGAATTAAAGTTAAAAGGCGCAATGTGCATAAGGTTGGATATCACATCCAGCCTTTGTTTTTTTACTCACGGGTATTTACACTTAAGTATTTGATATGGCCTGCAAAGATATTGTCGGTTTGGAAGGGCTGTATTTAAAAAAGGAACCCTGAAGCAAATTGGAGCATAGCCCCGGCTCATTCGTCGAAATTTTTAGCATTACCGCGCGCTACACAGTTACATTCAAAACACACAATCAAAGGAGATGCAGATAATGAATAGTTTTATTAGTTGGATAGGCGGTAAGAATTATCTTAAGAAACAAATAGTAAGCAGATTCCCGGACAGCATAGGCCGATATATAGAAGTATTCGGTGGAGCTGCTTGGGTACTTTTCTACAAGGACCGCCATGCAGAGATGGAGGTCTACAACGACTACAACAGTGACCTTGTTAACCTGTTCCGGTGTGTCAAATTTCACAGGCCCGAGCTGCAGCGTGAACTTTCAGGAACGCTAAATTCCCGGGAACTGTTTGAGGACTTTAAAGCGCAATACAAAATAAGAGGCATGACGGACATACAGAGAGCTGCCCGATTCTTCATGCTAATTAAAAGCAGCTATGGCAGCAATCAGAGACAGTTCGGCTGCGTAAAGAAAAACATACGCGTCATGTCAGAGTATCTGGAGAGGATCGAAGAGAGACTGTCCGGCGTAATTATTGAAAACAAAAGCTTTGAAAACCTGATTAAAGTATACGATAAGCCGGACGCGCTCCTGTACCTTGACCCACCTTATTATGGCACAGAGAAATATTATCAGGTACAGTTCGCGAAAGAGGACCATATGCGGCTAAATGCGGTACTTAAGAATGTAAAGGGCAAGTTCCTACTATCTTATAATGACTGTGAATACATAAGAGAGCTGTATCGGGATTTCGGAATAGAGGAAATACAGAGAAGCAACAACCTTGTTAGCCGGTACGAAAGCAATAAGGTATACAAGGAGTTACTGATAAGCAATTACTAACAATTGACACTTTGTAGAAATTAATGTAAAATACAGTATATAACTCACCGAACCACAACATACTATAATGTATTGAAATTTTTAAGTGACATTTATCTAGTGCTGAACCGTAACATTTAATGTAAAAAAATAAGCCTGCTGCTTTCTTGCGGTCAGGCTTATTTTTTTAGGACTATCCGCTCTAGCGCCGCAATGAGTTCTTGATTAAGATTTCAGCGGCCTTCGACTTGTCCTGAATCATCCTGAGGTAATCAAGAGCTTGTTCATACCTCCCGTTCTTAAGCGATTCTGAAACTCGGTCTACTCGGGACTTGATATATTCAGTTTCCCAAGTTTGGCTAAATTCTCTCATATCCATATTCATATTCATATCCTCACATTTTTTATTTTATTCTGCACCATGCCTCTGCCCTTTGCACAAGGGCTTCGGTTGGATAGTTGCTGTACGTATGCGCTATACAGGCATCGTACTCCACGCGGTCAAAGAGCATTTCCCTTTGTCTTTCTATTGCTTTTTGGAGCCGCGCCGAAAAGTCAGTCGAAAGCCCGACGTAGCGCATAACCTCAAGCACTCCTGTTGCTGCGTCCACAAGAAACACTGTTAGAGCAAAGCCAAGTCCCGGACTAAGTGGCTGAAACTCAAAGGCAGGGGAGAGGTGTACGCTATAAGGAGCATCCATATACCCCATTCCTGCAAATTTGAATAGCATGAAGATACACGGCTGCTTTTCGTAAAATCCCAGCTCAAACTTGCCTGCCCTAACAGACTCAATTTCCTTTTTGGACGGCTTCTGCAGGTACAATTCCAACGCTGCGCCTGAAGCCCCGAATGAAAACTTAGGTGCTTCAGGGTAGCTTGTTTTCCCGGGCCAAAACAATTGACCTACCTCAAACTTTTGCATAATCTCCTTAACCTCCTTAAAATACTCTTTCGCCCTTTTCTATCTTTTCTTTCATTATTTCAAGCGCCTTATCCACTAGGCGCGTCTTTGGTATACCCGTCGACTTTGCATACTCTGCCAAGAAATCATGTGATTCTTTCGACAGAGTAAGCGTAATATCCTTCCTGTTTTTCAAATCTTTCCTTCCCATTACAAAGCTCCTTTTTTATTTTTATTTACACGCTCAATTAGCACAGATAACCTTTTGGGGTTTAATTCTGTGCCAACAAATTTTTTCCCATTTTCATAAGCATGTAATCCAACGAGGCCACGTCCCATACAGAGATCCCCTATTATATTATAATCCTCATTAGCGCATACCCATTGGATTATGTTTTCCTCATCCATGTAATCCAGTTTAGGCGCGGACTTTTTGCGGCTACCGCGAATTACATAGCATATTTTGTCTTTGCTATGGTAATAGGTACTATTATAAAAAGTCACATGCTTGTAGATCCTTCTCATTTCTATAATAAAATCAGCAATATGTTGCTTTCCAACCTCCACATAGCATGTTTTCGGATCTACATCTACTATACACTCAAATAGCCGATGATAAAAACTTTCAAAGGTTTCAGATCTGAGAGGCTCATCTGCTTTTGAATAGAATGTATTTAAGTTTCCAAGATTCCAAGGGGGATCTGTGAACATCATATCGGCCTGATACATAAACTTAGGCAGGGGATCAAAAATATCATGAACCTTTACCATACTGCCGTCAGGGAACTTATATCCTTGCTCCGGTATCGGATATCTCAAGTACGCTCCTCCGTAGTCCCAATTAGGCATTTTCCTCTACCTCCTGCATTATCCAAGACTTTGAATAAATTTGATTTTTAAACAGCTCTGCTATTCCAGTAATTTGCTTGAGGCGGTACACTTCTTCCATTTCCATTCCAAGATGCTTAGAAATCTCTTCGTCAGATGCGCCCTGATTAATCAGGGCCTGAACCAAGTCTCCCATAAGCTCAACCTGATGAACTCCTCTAGCGCGATTAAACTGTACAGTTGCCTCCATCCTTTGTTGCGGAGTATGATCCTGCACTATGATCGGGATATATTCTGCATCAAGCCACATGTTTAAAATAGTATCCCGATGAAATCCGTCCTCTACAACAAATTTCCCGGTATCCTCATCCCAAGCCGTTACTACTGCGTAGCAAAAGCCGTTTCTTAATATGGATGTTTCAAGCAATTTCATATTATTATCCGGCACATGATTAGGGTTGTAATTGTTTGCGACAACAAGTTCCTTGGGCACCAGCATGGGACACATCACAGGGAGAGTAACTTCCCCCTTCTTTGTTTTGATTTTTGGAAAGTCAGGAACGGTAAAAACTCCATACTCTGTCTGATATTCTCTCACAACAATTCCCTCCATTTTTTTATTGTTTCTTCCCGCGGGTCAGGCCCATTATCAATCGGGAGGTTATTTTCATAATCATTAAGTATGAGCTGCCTGCACTGCTGCCTTGAAACATATTCATTATCAAATTGCCTTGAAAACCTCCTGATAAAGATAGGTTTTTTGCTCTCGTCCGGATATGTCTCAAGCAAGAAGTTCCTGTATCCCCTCCAAGATTTATAATTCTTAGGAAGCTTCCTGACCTTCAACATTGCATTTTCTTTGCCGTAAATATGTCCAACACTTATTCCCTGCACGCGCTTTAAAAGCTTATCATATGTCTTAGGTTCAAACTCTGGAAGCTCCACCAATGCCTTGAAGCTTTTTTCGTGGATTAAACTAGACACCCTTATTTCCTGCATCCCCATGCCTTTCTTGTACATATAGTCATATATTTTGGAATACCTAACTTTATTATCATATATAAACTTCCATATATCATGAAAGTTCCAGTCGTACAAGGGATAAAAGGTCACGTTGTTGTTTATCATCTTTGTGGCCCAGTAAATATCCTTATACCCTGGATTTTTAGATACTGCCCTCCACCTGTTGGGACTTTCTGTGGCACGTAATCCCACTAAGAACGCAGTACCTTGTCTGTAATTGTTAAAGTTCTCTATTGCATCGTAAAAGCCGAAACCCTTGTTTTTATCCCTTACGGTTTCCTTATCACGATCCCAAGGTTTGTGTTGTATGCTGTCTGGTTCCTTTGCGCGCATCCATATTTTATGTTTTCCTGCCTCCCAACACTTTAATTGCCCATCCTTAAATGATGTGGCATTAGTGAGATTGAACTCTATCTGAAACCATAATTTTATCGTATTCTCCGGGTACAGTCCCATAATCCAGCGTACCTGTTCTATGGTGCTTTGATAGACAACCTCTTCATCGAGAAAAAAGATACCTATTTTCCGGCCTCTTCTATGCGCTTCTTGAAGTGCTAAATACGCCAAAACAGTACTATCCTTGCCACCGGAAATAGAAACGCATATGTTTTCAAATTCATCAAAAATATATGCTATGCGTTCCCGCATGGAAATGTCTACAGTTTTATTTATATAAACTTGCTTTAGCATATATAGCATCCAGCCTCCCTTTCCACTGCATGAAGTCGCTTGTAATTACGCTGTCTATGGGCAGCGTTGTACTGATATATTTTACTTTGCCGCAGCCTGATACTTTAAGGAAATCGTTAAAGCTTAACCTCCTGTAATGCATATCAAGCACGATATAGTTGCCTTGTTTATCTATGTCTGCATATGTAAGCACGTTGTCCAGCTTAAACCGTTTATTCCTGGCCACATATATTTTATCCGGGGTAATTGCCGATTTCTTTAAGTCACCGGCAAGGAGCTGCAAGGTACGAGGTATAGTATCAGGGTCTTTCTGCCCCAATTCATCAAAAAGCTTCTCTTTCTTTTTCTCATACTTTTCCCGGTCTTTAGATGATACCTCAACATTAGCGCAGCTAAGGTATATCTTAAATGGTTTGGTTTTTATATCCTCTGTCTGCAGATATATATAGTCAAAAGAATTTCCGTGAAACTTTCCTTTATTCTCAAAATCAAAAAGGATCATCATATCATCTTTTGTGTCGATAATAGGGAAGAATTCAAATATAATCTTATGGGGAGTTTGATTAAGGTAGTGGTGAGCGCAATTATACGTCAAGTCGCTCCTGTTTTTAGTTCGCATACAGCCGTCCATGATTATCAGACTACTTTCCCCAATTTCCTCTAAAAGCCTATAGAAAAACTTGTACATGATTATATCCGAGTATTCGATATACTCAATTTCCTTATCCGTCCTATATTTGGGCTGAAAGTGCTTAAAATAGAAGCAATATATCTTCTTAATATTGTTTCTGGATAAATAATCGTCAAGTACAGACTGTTTCTCCCGTTTGTTCAATCCTATCCGTATCATAACCTTTCTCCTCTATTCCATCAATCCATTTTGATAGCCCCCGCCCGTTGCGAAGCTCATCCTTAAATGAATCTGACAGCGACTCCTTTCTCCATAAGTTCTTAAGTATTCGTGTGTCAATCTTGCTCCTTGCGCATATGTCAAATAAATTAACCTCTTTATCTTGGCCTATACGGTGTATCCTGTCCTCAGACTGTGACCGAGTAGCCCAGTTAAAGTCATTGGAATAGTATACAGAGTTATTGCAAAACTGAAGATTAAGGCCATATCCCCCACAGGTTTTATTTGCAAGAAGAAAATTTGCTGTATCTCTGAACCTTTCCAGCTGCTTATACCTGCTTTTTAACCCTATGCCGCCGTGGAACTCAGTTATAACTTCCGGGCTAAAAGCCTGTGTTAATACCTGCTTTATTTCATCTATTTCGTGCTTATACTTGCACCAAACGATGACCTTTTCGTTCTCGAAAGAATTCAAAACCTCAAGCAGCGTTTGTATTCTTGGATTATCATGAGGATTATCAAAAAAAGGTTTACTTATAAGGGGATTAATACGCAGTACATGCTTCCCGCTGCATATAAGCTGTAAGCCTGTAAACAGTTTATAAATCGTTGTACTATCAAACTCATCAACATTTGACAGTAGCATATCTTTAGTTTCCTCATAGTGCTGTGCCTGCTCCTGTGTTAGCGAAAAGCTTCTTTGCATATACCGCTTTTCAGGAAGTGCAAGGCATTCTTTTTTAGTAACCGTATAAGTATAAGGCTCTATTTTCCTAGACAAGTAGTCAACGTTAAGACACCTCCTTGGCCTCCCATATTCGTCGTATTCAATATGGTTTGCCGCAAAGCTCCAAAAACTATTATAACCCAAAATCCTTTTGTCTAAGATATACCACTGGGCAAATAAGTCAGCCTCGCTTTTACTAACCGGAGTGCCGTTTAATATTATCCTATATGGACACAACTCTGCAAGCCTTTCAATTCTGCGTGTTCGTTTGGCAAAATGATTCTTTGCCAAATCACTCTCGTCCACAACAAGATACGACTTTGTTTTTGCCGCCATATCCAGTAATTTGAAATAGAGACGATCCGACTGGGAAAGACTCTCTATCCCATATATATGAATTATACTTGCATCGCTGATGTGGCCAGAAATATTAAACTGCATATCCTCCTTAACCGAACAGGGGCATAACCATATAACGTTATTTATTTTACCTTTCAACAGCCTATTATATATAAGCTGCAACGCTATTCTTGTTTTGCCGGTACCTGGTTCCATATATAAAGCCCCCACCTTAATCGGACTAAGCTTTCCGACTGCCGGTACTTGGTGAGGGAGAAGTGTAGTATTAAATTCCATATTGGTTGCAAAATTTAGCGAGTATTACATTAGGCAACTCACCTTTTAACTCCTTGCATATCCTTTTTGCTCCATCTAAAATACTTTCTTCAGGAGGGATATACCCTTCTACAAGTACACTTAAAAAACTTGTTTCTTCTTCGTTCAAATCCTGAACAGACAAGTAATGTCCTTCTCCCTGAGAATGCAAATATATATTAACTGGATAAGGCCACGCGTTAGTTTTTATATCAAAATCAATCTCCATTATTCCTTCCCCTCCTCTGAATGATAGTTTGGGTATCCCCAGCCCAGTGCCTTAAAATATTCCTCATACTCCCAGCCCAGCTCTTCGGCTGCGCTAAAAATACAATCCCTATAATCCGGGCTAAATTCGGCTTGTGGTCCGTAAGTTTCCATCAGCTCCTTTTCCAACCCATTTATATAAGCTGCAAAAACTTCCATCCCCTGCTCTCCTAATTCCACTAACTCATCCTGTGTTTTATAATTCCTTTCCAATTCATCCATCATCTCAAAACAACTCCTTTTTATATCTTATCAAACGACTCCTGTAAGTCGCCGATTATATTTTCAAGTCTCAGCACACGTGAGCGGAGATGAGGGTTTTGTCTAGCATAATCAAAATCTTTTCGCAAACTTTCGATATCTTCATATCGTTGGGCAAGCTCATACTCCGCATCTTCGAGCTTCATCTTGGCTATTATCTTTTTTATGTTCGTGTGCCAGTAGTCCCTCCAAATGTATCCGTTCCCGGCATCTTCTGCATAATGTAGGATATACCCAACCCCCCCATTGACGTGCTTACAATCTCCATCGGACAGCAACTCGACAGCCACATGCCCATAGTTTTTGCTGTACTTGCAAAACAAGTTGTCGCTTAAGGCTTGGAGGACGGTTCTTTTATCCTCCACACTAAGAGTTTCTAACGTTTCAATCAATTCCGGCAACATATCTTTTGCCGTTTCTTTTAATAAATCACTCAT